CCCGCAGGCCGGGGGTTGAGCAGTGCCACACTGTACGCTGCCAGGGAGTGCGCAGTGCCCTGTACAGTGCGGGGGTGCGCAGCGGCCCGTTGCACCCCCCGCACCCCGCGCTCTCTGCCCCCATTGCCAGCCTTGCAGCGGCACAATGCAGCGGCCCGTACTGTGGTGGTGGTGATGGTGCGGGGTAGCGGGGTGCTACGCAAGGGGCGGAAACAGGCTTACAAGGCCGGCAATGCAGCAGCGCAGTCCGCGCAGCGGTGCACAAGGGGGCTGCAAGGGGGCGCGCTGCGGCAGGGCCGCAGGGTGAACAAGGGCCTGCTGCACGGTATTGTTCGCGGTGCGCTGGGCTGTCAGCAGGGGGTGCACACCCTCACCGCAGGGGGTGCCGCAGCGGCCCGCGCGGATTGCCGCACTGGCAGGGCCTTGTAGCTGTGCAGGCGGGCACCCACCTGTACAGCTGCGCTCCCGCCACAACGCCGTCGTGAACGGGGTTGTGCAGCAGTGGACAGGGTGAGCGCGAGCAGGGGTGCGCAGCAGTGCTCCCGAGTGAGCCGTGCAGTGCCTGCGCAGTGTGCAGGGTGCCGTGCCGGTCAGCACCAGCCCGCCTGCCCCCCCACCCCCCCCACCCCCCCCTGCACTCCCGAGCAGTACGGGATGATACGTAAGGGGAACCCCCTATGGGGGGGGGTAGGGGGGAATACGTACATGGGGGTGGGTAGCGGCACACGGCACCCCGCGCGTTTTGATCACTCCACCCGCGCAACCCGCGCAACAGCTGTTTTTTCTACCACCCCTCGCTCGCTACCCGCGCACCTGTCAGGCGTGCTTCCCACGGGTTTTTAGCCTTACTTTGCTTTGTGTAGCAGTACGGTGTGCGGGTTAGTGGGTGGTTGCCTACTACATGCCAGCACCGCAACAAGGTGGTGCAAGGAGCAGCAACATGGGTCGCAAGCGGGTCGAGGACAAACACCCGGAGCTGGTTAGCGTGGCACTCACGTCAGCCGCTGCCGGTGTGGCGCAGGTGTACGGGGTTACGGCAGAAACGGTGCGCGCGGTGCTGAGGCGGTTCTTTGCCGAGGACTTGGAGCGTCAGCGCAACAAGCTTGTCGTGCGGGTCACGCTTCTGGAGCACGAGCTTGCCATGCTGCGTGCCAAGTCGGAACGCGCCGACCAACAGGACGGCGTCCAGCTGTACGGCGTGCAGAAGGTGCACGACGCCACGCACGCTGCGGCGCTGCTGGAAAGCGGCGCGGCGCTGGGCACGCTGGCCGGTGTGCTGGTGGCCGTGCGCCCGGTGCACGTGCACGCTGGGAGTCCGGTGCACGTGCACTCTGGCAGTGGGGCGGTGATCAGCATCGCCACGGTGAGCGCCTACGGCATGGCCGTGGCTAACGTGTCCGGGCTGCAGGACGCGGGCTTGCCCGTGCCGGTGCTCGCATGACCCGCCCTGTGGTGAACATGCGGTGCGCGGCGGGTGTGCACGACCAGCCGGACGAGCGCACGCTGGAGGTGTCTTTCCCTGGCCACCGCGACGCGGCGGGCCTGCCGCTGGGCGCGCTGATCAACCTGCGCAACGCGCCCGCACCGTCGGTGTCTGTCTACCGGGTGGACGCGGGTGTGCGCGTGGTGGTGCCGCAGGGTGTGCAGCTGCAGCAGCACGGGCTGGTCGGTCGCGTGGTGGACGACGCTGGTCTGGCCGCGCTGCTGGCGGCGGGTGTAGCTGCCGCGCTGGCGGACGTTTCCGTGGACGCGGCGCAGATGCGCGCCCTGGTGGTCGTGTACGCGCTGGATCTGCCGCCCGTGCACCGCGCTACCGTTACCCTGGCCCTGCGGGATGCACTGGCCCTGCGGGCAGCGCGCGGTGCGGACCCGAACGACCCGGACTACAACCTGTGGCGGCTGCTGCTCGCCCGGCTGGTCGCCCAGCTGGAGGACGCATGACCAAAGTGAAGTGTGAGCGGTGCGACGGTGAGGGGTGGGTAAATACGGACCCCGAGGGCATCGAGTGCCACGTGTGCGGCGGCGAAGGTGCTACCTACGTGTACGACAACCCCGTCCACGTGAAGTTCGTGCAGGACATGGCCGAGGCGGGCATCCCCGTAAAGCACTACCACGGGCGCTTCTACTACGTCGGCCCTGCCGTGTTCACGGGCACGGAGGGTGGCTTGGATAGGCAGCGCGTGTACCGCGCGACCACGGTGGCGTGCTGCGAGGACACGCTGGGCAAGCAAGACCAGATCATCTACCCGCGCTGACAGGGAGGGAGCATGGACCGAACATTGACAGAACTGAAACTGGAGGCGCTATGACCACCACCATCCCCGCAATCGACCCCGTAGACACGCTGACGGTGCAAGCCCTGGGCGAACTGCGGCTGCAGATGGGCGTGTTTGCAGGCGCCGGACCCGACCTGCAAGGCCAGATGGTAGCCTACATGCTCAACCGTGTTCTGGAGCTGGTCAACGCCGTGCGCACCGAGGACGCACGCTGGTTCCACCAGCGCGAGATGGAGCTGCTGCGCCTGCTGCACCGCGAGCAGCTGGATGCGCAGTATGCCCGTTCACAGGCTGCCCTTGATGCACGGGACGCACGTGTAGAGGGTATCCGAGAGCGCGACGCTGTGGTGCTGTGGCTGCGGGATCTGGCCGTCAGGTACCGCAGCGAGGGCCTTAGTGCCGAGGACTACGCGATCTTTGAGGCAGCGCAGGCCATCGTAGCCGGGCGCCATCGGGTGGCCGAATGACCCCCGCAGACATCGCCCTCGCCCGCCGCGCCGTCGCCTGCAACGGGTGGCGGTGGGTTCGGGGCATGCTTCGACAGGATGACTACCGCTACATCGGCAGCGGGGTGTGGGTGCGGTGGTTAGATGTGCATTCTTTCATTACAGCCCTGCACGCTCCGGGCCAGTTGCCCGACTTCACCGACCCCGCAACGCTGGGCTGTCTGCTCGCTTTGGTGCGGGAGGCGTGGCGATGCCCGAACGTCTACGTGCGCCAGTCCACGACGCGCCGCAAGTCAGACGGCGTGATCGCGTGGGAAGTCTGCGACCTGTATCTCGATGCGGAGGCGTGCCGCGCGCTGGGCGTGCCCCGTGGGGGCAGCGTGGGGTTTTGGGGTCACGGCAGCGAGGCCGAGGCCCTGGTCGCCACCCTGGAGGCCAAGCCATGACCGCGCTCAATATGGACAGCCCCGTGCCCTGCCGCTTCTGTGGCGGTGCCTTTGAGTGGCACCCGACAGACAGCGGCGACCCTGGCACCGAGCACTGGCTTGACGGCCTGTGCGGCACCTGCGGCGCCGAGTGGCTGGAGGTGCCCAGCGGCACGCCGCCCACCTTCCGCTGGTACGCAGAGGACGACCGCGCCGTGGCCGCGCTGGTGGCCGAGATTGAGCGGCTGCAGGCCGAGCGCGATCACTTCCGCGCAGCGTGGGCTGCCGCGCAGGCGCACGTGGACTGCTGCCCACTCGCACCAACACACGATGAGCGATAACAATGGCCCAGGCATGGAAAACAACCGAGCAGGCTCGTGCTCTCAACCTTTCTGCCGACGCTACCCTTTCCTGGCGCGACGTGGCAGACACGCTGGCACGTGAGGGCTTTCCCGCACGCGACCCAGAAGCCGTGTCAGTACGGATGCGCCGGCTTGGCGCACCCCGCCGCACGCTGGCTGATGGCCGTCCGTGCCGCCCGGATTGGGCGTCGGCGGAAGTCCGCGCCTCGATGGAGCTGCGCCGTCTACGGTCAACGCTAACGGCTGCGCGTGCGGCAGCAGATGCCGCATGGGCCAAAGCCGAGGCCGGTGAACGTGCGGCGGCAGAGGCGAGTGCCAGGGTTGCCGAGCTGATGCTGGAAGAAGAACGATTGATCAACATCATCACAAGGGTGGACCGTGGGTGAACGCCTCAGTCAGTGCATTCCAAGTGGCAAGACAACAACCGTGGTCCGCGTTCGCTGGAGTACCGCGCCAGTGGAAGTCCTCAAAGTGATCGCACTGTGCGGGCGGTCCTACGACCCGTGGGAGGCGCGTCTGCTGCGTGGTGATGTGCCAACGTGGGAACCGCAGCGTCCGCCCGGCCTGTGCCCGCAGTGCTGGCGCCTGCACAAGCCTGCGCCCTGACCACAGGTGGAGGCAGCATGGCCACGCACCACCTGACCCGCGTGCAGGCGCACACAGGCAGCCATTCGTTTGTGGCGGTGGCAACGCTGTGCGGGCGAATGGAGGCCGTGGAGCACACGGTACACACGGGCGACCTGCCAGCACCGCGCTACCTGCCGCACCGGGCGCCTGACGCCCTGTGCGCGCAGTGCTGGGCGGTGCTGCACCAGGGCAAGCCGTAGCACGGCGCTGTGCGTTTATTGCACCAGCCGCCTATAATACGTTGGAGGTTAGCAATGTCAAAGACGGAGAGCGAGAAGCTGGCCGGCACCGTGAACGGGTGTCTGCAGGTGGTGATCGTGGTGCTGGTGCTGTTCGTGGCCGGCTGTGTGGTGGGGCCTTGCACCCTGCCGCTGCTTCTGGGAGGCGCGGCTGGTGCCGGTGGGGGTGCGCCTTGACGGCGTTCATTCCGACGCCGTGGGAAGTGTTTGAGCACGCAGGCAGGTTCTACGTTGCGCGCCGTGACGAGAAAGCCGCGCAGTACCTGTGGCCCATCGGGGCTACGTGCTTCACGCTGAAAGAGCTGCTGGACACCACGGAGGGTGCTGGTTCGTGGTCCACCTACGACCGGGCTGCCTTGGCGGCTGAGGTGGCCAATCAGATCCGTGCAGTGGTGTTGGAGCTGCAAAAAGAAGCAGCCCGGCGCGACACAAACTGGGGGGAAGAATGAACGATACGTCAAACGAGCCGATGGACTTGGAGCTTACAGAGCTGGCACGTGCTGCTGTGGCGTGCCGGTCTTTCCGCTGGGTGCCTGGGATGCGCTGCATTGCCATGCGAGCGGAGCCGCTGGAACCGATCATTACCCGTGTGCCGGACAACACGAGGGGCTGGAAGCCATACGAGAACTCGCTGCCCGACTTGCGGGATGCCGCGACACTGGGCTGCTTGCTGATGCTTGCGCGCAAGGCGTGGCAGGACGAGACACTGTACGTTCGTCTGTCAGACGACTTCCGACTCAGCGATGGCAAGCGGGCGTGGGAAGCAAACGGCTGGTGCAACGCTTCGACCAGTCCCGACAAGCGACCTGGGGCGTGGCGTGCCTGGGGTTTCGCGCACGAGGCAGAAACAATCGTGGCTTGTTTGAGGGGTGCGCACCAATGAACGCACACCACAACAACCTTCCGCGAGTTCTGCCGCCGTGGCTGTGGCGGTTCCACGGTGACTACGCATTGCTGTACGAGGGTGCTGTGCCCCGGCTGGCCTTGCTGTGGCGTCGTGGGTGGGAAGTGGCCCACGCAGACGGGACCGTGATCCGAGACGACGTGTCCAATGAGCGGCTGCCCGATGTGCTTGCCACACAGCTACCGGCACTGCGGTTGGAGCAGCCGTGAGCAAACCGCACGTGAGCCGTCAACGCAACGAGGCTCCGATGCCGCCGTTGCTGGCCATCCTGGCAGAGCGACGGCTGCGTGCGGACACGGTGGGGCAACCCCAGCCACCCGTGCAGCCACCCGTGCAGCCGCCCGTGCCTGTGCCTGCGCCGCCGCCTGTGGTGGTGCCTGCCGCGCCTTTACGGGCGGTGGGCACCCTGCAAGCGGTGCCCAATGGCCCCGCCGCACCTACAACCCGCAAGGCACCCCTAACGGTGTGCGCGTGTAGGTGGGCGGTGGGGGTACATTGCGAGGCCCTGTTGCGGGCTGCGCCAGACATATCAAGCGCCGTGGGGCGGCATGTGATGAATGGTGGCAACGACATTGGTTGCCCAGGCAGAAGGTTGACATAACCGGCATCATGGTACAACATACATATGTTTGGAGTAAGGTTATGAAACAAGAAAGCGAACTAATCAGCTCTGCAGAGGACCTGTACGCCCGGCTTATGGACGCTGGACTTCTGTCCATCGCCGCCGACCTGGGTAGAGCCGTTGCCGCGCTCAAACGTGTTGCAAACGGCTACCCGGCATCACAGCTGGATGCGCTGGCAGTCAAGATGCACAAGGCGGGTGAGGAAAGCAACGATGCGCGCAACGCCTACCGTAAGTCGCGCGGGCATCGGCGGGCAGCCATGAAAGAGGTGATGGAGCAGGCCCATGCCGAGTGGGTAGCTGCGAGTGAGGAATGGCACGAAGCCTTTATGGCGGCCATCAAAGCGGATAATGAAGGGATTGAGGGTCACAAACATGAGTAATGAACAAGCCGGACATCAAGGGCTGGAAGATGGTCATGCCTACCTGATGGTAGACAGCGACGAGCTGGACCCGTGCCTGCTGCCTGGAACCATTCTGGTCGTTCCCTATCAAAGCGGCCATCAGGGGGCTGCTCTGGTGCGGGCTGGTGATCAGATGCTTGTCCTGTGGGTGTGCGACATGCCGGATGGTAAGGGCGGCACGGAGACGATGCTGACAAACGAAGATCCACGTTGGCCAGTGATCTTCCGCACACGTCAGGAGGCGGTGGAGGTGGTGGCAACGTGTCTACGTGGCTGGCAGGAGGTGGGAGATGATAGCGCCGACCGATAGTGAAGAAGTGCTGCGCATTTTGGAAGGCATGATGAAACGCGCAAGCGAGAGCGAACGCGACATCGTGGTGCTGTGGCTGGACTTGGTGGTGTACCGAGAGTGTCTGCGGCGCGGCGACGATGCTGGTGCGGCGCTGGTGACTGAGGTGGCAGGGCGCATCGCCGCTGGCGATCACTTGGGACAGCGATGATGCGCGGCGCCCCTCAGAACAGGATGCGGTGGCGCTTGGACTTGCCAGACGGATGCACTGCTTGCGTGGTTGATCGCCGTGGTGTGGTTTGGTGGCACCTGCATCAGAAAGAAGGGGCCGAGGTGGTAGGAACTGCTGTTGATGTTCAGTCGGCGCGCATTCTGGCCATACTGGCATGGCGTGATGCAACTGGTTTGGATGTTGTGCCAGACGACTTGCGTCGCGCCGCATGGACGGGAGAGGACAAAGAGTGAATGTGTAAGGTGCGCGCTTGATGTAAGTCAGGCGCGCAACTGCGCGGCAGGGTGCGCAGTGGTGTGATAGTGTCCCGCTATGCCCAGAAAGGCCCTCACACCCGCACCCCCGCTGCCTGCCGCCGAACGAGGCGAGCTTGCCACCCTGCCAGAGCCGCTGCAGCCAAGGCAGGCTGAAAACGACCGTGCCTACGCTGCATTCTTGCTTTGGTGCTTGTCGGAGCCGAGCGAGCGTAGCAAGCGCATGATCGGCACCGCGCTGAACTGCAGTGATGCAAACGTGCGGCTGTGGGCCAGTCGGCACGCATGGGACCGCCGGCTGGTGCAGGTGCCGGATGCCGAGTGGCACGCCCTGCGGGGCTACCGCGCGCTGATGGATCTGCAGCCCGGCGCCGCTAAGGTTGCGGCGCTCCAGCTGGCGATGGACGTGGTGTTGGAGCGGGCTGGCTTCGCCAGCGTGCGGCATCAAGTGGCTGCCGAGCGACAGGGTGCCGGTACGCAAGGCGTTGACCCGTCCGTGCAGCCAGCAGCGGAAGCGGCGCAGGATGCTACCGCAGAAGCAGGGCCACAACAACAAGATCCGGTGCCAGAGAAACGTGTGTCGGTGCCCCCTTTCACCACACCGTTGTCTGATGCGGAGCTGGGGCAGCTTGATCCGCAAGAGTACGTGCGGAAGCTGCGGCGCAAGGTGTTGACGACGCATCTAAGGGACGAGGACGTGCGCCGTCAGGTACTGCTGATTGACGCCACGCTTGGCTTGATCGCAAAGAAGGTGCAAAGCGGAGAGCTGCGTGTGCAGGTCAGTGACATTCCGCAGCTGATCAAAGCCCGCGCACTACTGACTGGACTACCGACAGAGCAGGTAGCTGTGGCCGGTCAAGTGCAAGTCCAACACACCCATACCCATGAAGTGACGCAAGAAAGTGCGCGATTGGCAGATGCTCGCAAACGTGGTGGGCCAGCACTACTCACCGCAATGCAGGAGGAAGTGGCAGAGCTGGCTACTATCTTACAAGCCGTTCCACGCGCACGTGTGATTGACATCACTAACGGAGCAGAGGAATGAGCAGCATCATCATGCCACCGGGAACGATCGTTGAGCATGGACCGGGCGTGGCCCCGACCGGCCTGCAAGACAACCTGCTTGGCGAAAGCGTAGTCGGCGGGCCGCTGGCCGCGCAGGACGTGCGCATGTTCCTTGATCGCCGGACGCTGGAACACTTGCTCAACGTGGCCAACGCCAGCGCGGTGGGCCGCGCCGTGCTGCATGGTGTGGGTGTGCGGGTGCGCGTGTACCAGGGTGGCGATGGGCACCGCTACAGCGTGTGGTCGTTGATCAGCAACCCGCCGCAGGCAGAGCAATCGCCCCTTGCCCCGCTGCGCCCGCGTCGTTGACCTACGACAGTGTAGGTTTGGAGGTTGGATGAAAGCCAAAAGTGTTCTGAGGAAAGTGAAGCCAAAGGATAGCGTGTTGAAGGCCCCGACCTTGGAGCACGGGGTCTGGCAGGGTCTGCCAGAGATGGGTCAAAAGGACTTAGAGCCGTACAAAAGCGTCCGTGTCCACTTCCTAACGCAAGAGGCTTATGAAGCTTTTAGGCGTCTAATCGGTGCCGATACGTTGCGCGCTTCTGGTGGCCTCAACACAGAGTCGTTCTGGTTCCCTCCGATTGAGCCGCGCGACTGGACCAAGTTCGTCTGGAAGTCAGACAAGTGAACCCGCGGTATCCGGTCTACATCATCAGTAAGGGTCGGGCGACTACCGGCTCAACTGCGCGCGTGTTTCACCGCCTCGGCATCCCCTACTCCATCGTTGTGGAGCCACAAGAGGAAGAAGCGTACAGAGCAACGACACGGGGCGGCGACGTGCTCGTGCTGCCGTTTTCCAACCTTGGCCAAGGTGGCATCCCTGCGCGGAACTGGGTGTGGGATCACGCAACGGCGACTGGGGCTGAGCGTCACTGGATCTTCGACGACAACATCACCATCTTTAGAAGGGTGCACAAGAACACCATCTTCCCAGTGGGCGACGGAACCTTCTTGCGCGTCGTTGAGGACTTGGTGGATCGCTATGAGAATGTGCCGATGGCTGGCCTGCAATATCAGAAGTTCGCGCCCCAGCGTTCCATGCTGCCGCCCGTATACCTCAACACCCGCATCTACTCAATGATCCTACTTTCCAACAGTGAGACACTACGCTGGCGTGGTAGGTACAATGAGGACACGGACCTTTCGCTGCGCTTTCTGAAGCAAGGGAAGTGCACAATCCTTGTCAACGCCTTTATCGGCGACAAGGTAACGACGATGGTGATGAAGGGCGGCAACACAGACGAGCTGTATAAGCAGACCAACAACAGACGTGAGTTTGCTGATGCGCTTGCGGCCCAGCATCCAGATGTTGTGAAGGTAGTATGGAAGTTTGGCCGGTGGCACCATCACGTAGACTACCAGCCATTCGCACGCAACAGACTGGTGATGCGACCCGGTATCATCATCCCGCAAGGCCGTGATGAATATGGCTTGCGGCTGGTGCCTGTAGATGGAACAACCGATGTTCGTTGAGCTTTGTGCAGGTACGGCTGCTGTTAGCTTGCGACTGCACGACGCTGAGCGAAAGCCGCCAGTTAGCCGGATGGGCAGCAAGCAAAACTTCGCAGAAGCTACGCTGCGAGTGCTCGGAATGATGCCGGGTCAGGGCGCGCAACAATACGTATGGGCCGAGCCAGACGTGGGGGCACGGTTGCTATTGGAGAGCTACGCGCGTCCAGAGCTGTGGCCGCAGGCTGCAGACGTGTTGGCAAGCTGGGCTCACGAGCCGCCGAAAGACCTATGGCGGGCGCTACGGGCAGAGCAAGATACGGCACAGGCCACGCCGCGCGCACTGGCGCGGCATACGTTGCTTGCCGCTTGGACCATGTGGGACGAGCTATACCGGGGGCCGGGTGCCAGCAGTGCGGGCACTGTAGGTATGACCCTACCGGGGCTGTGGCGGCGCTTGCGCGTGTTGCACGCCGCCCTGCCGGCCCGTGTGTATGCCGATGCCCGGCAAGTGCCAATAGAAGCCGGTGCAACCGTCTATATTGACCCACCGTATAAAGGCACAACCGGCTATAAGCATGTGTTGTCGCGTGTTGATGTAGTGAAGCTGGCACTGGCGTGGGCGGAAGCCGGTAGCATTGTTGCTGTGGCAGAGGCCGAGCCGCTGCCTGAGTTGATGTCAGCAGGCTGGTACGCGCAAGAACTGACTTGGATGCGGGACACTGGGCTGCGTGGCAGGACGTTTAGCGCACAGAAGCGCGAGTTCATCACGTGCAACGTGCGTTTATATCATCCGGGCCGTCCAACGCGCCCGGTGTTGGCTGCATTGGCAATGAACCGTGGAAAGAAGGTGTTGTAGTGGCACGTGATCGCCTGACAGATCTACAAGCGCCGACGACACAGGTGGTGGACACCTTGTCCACTGAGTACCCGCTGCTCGGCATCGCAATGCGCCACCATCGCACAACCCGTGGCGAGCCATTGTCTTTCAAGGACAAGCCATACCTTGTGGAGCTTTACTGCGACGCGCCGCGCATTGACGGCTTTGACGCCATGAAGTGTGTGCAGGTTGGATGGAGTGAGCTGCTGGTGCAGCTTGCGCTGGAACGGGCTGGATGGGCGGGCCGCATCTGCGCATACGTGCTGCCGAGCTTTCAGCTGCGCGACCGCTTCGTGCAGCGCCGCATCCACCCGCTGTTGGAACAGGTCCCGGCCTATGCCGGCAAGCTGGCGCACGGAGACATCGGCAGCGTGCGTCACAAGCGGTTTGGACAAGGCGCGCTACTGTTCCTTGGCTCCAACACCGTCAACGACTTCATCGAGTTCAGCGCCGACGTGCTGGTGGTGGACGAGTTTGACAGGTGCGTGCAAGAGCACTTGGCTTTTGCGCGTGACCGGCTTCGTGCCAGCTCTGCACCGCAGCTGTTTCGCATTGGCAACCCGACCCTGCCACGTGAGGGTGTCGCCGCGCTTTACGATCAAAGTGATGGTCGCAAGTGGCATCATCGCTGCGGGCACTGCAACGAGCGTCAGTCACTGGACTGGCTTGTGAATGTGGTCACTCGCAACGATGCTGGACGGTGGGAGGTGCGTGACAAGGCACGAGCGGAGGATGGGCTGTTGCGACCCGTGTGCCGGCGTTGTGGCCGACCGTTTGACCGAGAAGCGAAGGGTGGCCAGTGGGTTGCAGAGAGGCCGGATATGCACCGTCGCGGCTACCATATCAGCCGGCTTGACGTTCTTTCCCAGGATCTAAGGCCGCTTTGGCGGGAATGGATGGAGGCACAAGGTAGTGGCTCCAAGCTCGTTGCTTTCTATGCATCAGTGCTTGGGTTGCCCTACGCGCCGGAAGGAAGCGCGGTGACGATGGATATGCTGACCCGCGCCGCTTGTGGTGATCCGATGGATGAAGGTGGCGATGCGGGGCTGGTGTATGAGCAGGTGGTCGCTGGCATCGACGTCGGCAGCCGTTCGCTAAACGTAGACATCTGCGTGGTGCGTCAGCGTGACGATGATCAGCGATACGTGCGCATCGGGCGCTGGACGGGGGAAGTGGGCACCTTTGACGCGGTGTATGACTTGCTTGTACGCTACCGTGTGAATGTGGCTGTGGTGGATGCTCGGCCGGAAACGCGGGCAGCACAGCAGCTTAGGGACAGATGCACGGAAACGGGTGTCTGTGATGTGTGGTTGTGTCAGTTCCACGCTACTGATCGTGTGGGGGCGCAAGACTACGGATTGCGGCAAGACTACGATCGCAAGCTGGTGACGGTAGACCGCACGCAGCTGCTGGACGCGACGATGGATGATGCGCGCGTGCATCCGGCGCGCCGCACTTGGCCAGAGGACGTCTGGCGAGTGCCGGGGTGGGCCGATCAGATGCAGGCGCCTAAGCGAGTGATGAACGAAAGTGGCACCCGTTACGTGTGGTCAGAAGGCAACCTTGACGACCACTACAGGTTTAGCGACGCATACACCAGGGTCGCGGCCGACATCATGGCCACGCAGGGGGCGTATCATGGGTGACGCAGGGTTGATGATGGTGCTTGCACAGCTGCTGGAAGCACACCCCGACCTACAACCGCTGATTGCACGCGCAAGCGTGGCCGAGCAGCGTGCGCTGGTTTCAGCGTTGCGTTCAGCATGGGAGGCTGGAGCAGAGCAGTCGGACCAGCGCACGGGAAGATTGATGGCGCGCATCTTTGGCGGGTTCGTTGGTGTTACCCCTGGATGCGATCAGCCGACCATGCCCGAGGGCGCGCGTGGTGGTTTGAGTGGGTTCGTAAGGTTGCTCGCTGGACGATAGTGTAGGCTGGCGCCGTGGAGGGATGATGGCCGACGTAAAGCTGATGCCGCTGGGCGTGGTGCAAGTGGGGCGGGCGCAGGCCCAGGCTCCGTCCGCTGGTGGCTGGCTGGCTACCGGCCAGCATCGTCGTCCGACTGCACGCGAGCGTTTGGGGTATGCGCAGGCGCTTGATGGCCCGCCCTACGATGCGGCAAACAGTGGTGGCCCCGGTCACTACTCGTTCTTCAGTCGCTGGCGCAACCTCATGCCTATTCAGTGCTGGGACCTGTACCGGCAAACGCCGGACGTTCGTGCCTGCGTGGATAGCATCGTGCGCCGGGTGGCCACGTGGGACTGGTATGTGAAGCCTACCACCGACCCGCGCAACGCCGCTGAGTATGGGCGTATGATGGAGGCGTCACAGATTGCCCGTGATTGGCTGCAGGTGCCGAGCCGCAACGGGGAAACGTGGCAAGAAGTGATGACGCGCGTGGTGACCGACCTGCTGGTGTACGACGCTGGCGTGTTGGAGCTGAATGAACAGGGTGGGAAGTTGTTGGAGCTGGTTCCTTGGCTTGGAAGCAGCTGGTTCCCGGTCACCGACGCCAAGGGCGTGCTGCTGCGCTACGAGCAGGAGAGTGAAACGGGTGTGCCTACGGGGCAGCCGGACATCATTGTGAAGATGCCGCCCGAGCGGCTTTGCTATCTGTCTCTGTTCCGCAACAACCGCGCCAACCTCGGCGTCAGCTTGCTCGACACACTGGTAAACGAGTGTGTCACCGTACTTCTTTCCAGCGAGCACGCGATGCTCGCAATGGACGCAGACGAGATCCCTCCCGGCCTGCTGGTGCTGGGCGGTGTGGCCGGCGCGGCGGCAGAGCGCGCACGCGCCGACCTGCAGGTGATGCGCGGCAAGGACCACAAGCTGCGAGTGCTGACAAGTCCTCAACCGGGTGGCATCGACGCGAAGTGGGTGGAGTTGCGGCGCCCGCTGAAAGACGTGCAGCTGCTTGATGTGGTTGATGGTCTGCGGCGCACGATCTGGCGTGTGTTTGGTGTGCAGCCGATTGAGCTGGGCGACACCGAGACTATCAACCGGGCTACTGCAAACGTGCAGCTGGACGTTGCTTCCAGCCACCTGATCGGCCCCATCTTGGAGCTTCTGCAGGCTCGCGTCAATGCACAGGTTCTGCCGCGTTTGCTTCCAAAGGAAGCACAAGGCAAGGTGTTGTTCGGCTTTGACCGTGCACAACCACTGACGCCGTTGCAGAAGCTGCAGCGAGCGGAAGCCAACGACTACCTTGTGAAGCGAGGTGTGCTGACGATCAACGAAGTGCGGGCGCAGATGGGTTTGCTGCCAGTCAACGGCGGCGACGTTCCGCTGGTTGATACGAACATGGGGCCGCTTCCGCTCCATCAGCTTGTCGCTGGCCTTGCCCCGGCCAACAGCTACGCAAGCGACACCGGCAACACGACTGCAGCGGCTGGTGATGCAGATGACATCACCCCTCTCAACAAGGCCGTGGGCGATACTGATCCAACAAACTTCCCATCCAAAGGTGACAACGAGACGGTCAACCTGCGCAATAGCCAGTGGGAGCTGTTCGACCTCCGCTATGCGGAGCGCCTGCGCACCGACTACCCGAGCATCTGGCGGAAGGGTGGCAACATTCGCGGCAATAGCCAGTATGAGAAGCTGGCGCCGATCGTCCGCCGTGGTGGCCGTATGGCACCACGGAACGAAACCGAGGAAGGAGCCATCCGGCTGCGGGAGGCGTGGGTGGCGCGCCACCGTGCAGACTTCCGTCTGGCCGGCGTGGTTGCTCAGGTCAAGTGGCTTGCGGTGGGCGACCGTGGCGAAGACTATATGAAGGAGCTGCTGGACGCTGAAAAGGCAAAGGTTGATGAAAAGCGAGCCATCGCACGTGCGGCCTTGGCAGAGCTGGACGAGGACGTGCAGCGCACACTGCGGCGCAAGGCGAGCGAGCACAACGAGGAAGTAGACGACGATCCAGACCGCACGACAACGGCGGAAGTGCTGGCGCAGGTGTGGAAGCGTGGCATCGGCGCCTACAACACCAATCCAGAGAGCGTGCGCCCAACCGTCAATAGCGCAGAGCAGTGGGCGTTCGCGCGGGTGGAGAGCTTCCTTTTCCTTCTGCGGACAGGCGAGCCGCGCGGCAAGGCGCCGCACGACACCGACCTACTGCCCGAGGGGCACCCGTACAGCACAGCCGGGGACGATAAGCGTAGCGCCCTGGTGGCGCAGGGGTTGTGTGCACAAGGCGGCTGCGGCCATGACCACCACCTGCACCGCGATGCGCCGGGCATGGCGGCGACGGGTGAGTGGTTGCCGAGTGAGTGGCAGCCGGCTGGCCGGTTTGCGGGGATGCGCACGCTAAACCTTCGCAAACTGGCAGAAGTCGTGGCTGAGTACCAGCTTGTAGCTACGGAGATCTACGACCGCACCAGCGTCGTTGTTCAGGCTACCGTCGCATCTGCCTACGGCCGTGACGGTGTGCTTGACGTTGCCGAGGCTGGGCGCGCGCAACGTGTGGTGGAGGCAGAGCTGGAGAAGCTGGGGAATGTTTGGGCGGCGCGCACAGAGGACTTCTACCAGCGAGCCTCCAACATCGGGCACGAGGCTGGCGAGCGAATCGCAATGACCAGTGTGGATGCGCGCTGGCGAACGAATGGTCGTGCCTTTTGGCAGGAAGCAATGGGCTGGCTGATGCAATCTGACGGGCTGGTAGGTGGGTTGCAGGCCCGCATCAGGGAAGTGCTTAGTCGTGCCACCACCGTTCAGCGCAGCCGCATCACTGGCGTTGACCCTGATGATGAGGTGGATGATGTGGTTACGGTTGTGCGAGAAACCTTTGAGGCACAAGGCGCGCGCATCGCAAACTGGTCCGGGCTTCTGATCGCGCTTGCCAACCGCGAAACGACCGACGTCCTCACGCGCACCGTTACGGTGGTGAATGAAACGCCCGTGGATTGGATGGTGGAGTGGGTAAGCGCGGGTGGTGACAGCTGCCCCACGTGCGAAACGGAAGGTGCTCGCGGGTTCATTCCTTTGAGTGAGCTACAGCGGCGCCCCGGTGAGGATACGTTGTGTCGTGGCCGCTGCCGCTGTGTGCTGGTGTTCTGGACCCGCGCTGAGGTCAGCAGTGGGGCTGCCATCGCTTTGTCAGCTCGTGCTCCCGGCGCTGGTGGTTGATGAAAGGTTAGCAAAGTGGTAAAAACAAGCAGACGCTGCAAGGCGCTGCACCCGTTTGGAGGACGCCATGCGCGTGACCGTGCCCGTTGGCAATGAACAGCATCAGCTCGACCTGCAGCCTGCAGGTGTTCGTGATGGCAAGCGCGTCTGGACGGCTCGGTGCCGTCTACCGATGGCTGGCCTGCTGGCGGGTACGCTTGCACAGCGGGATGCTGCTGTAAGGCAGGAAGGTGCAACGGTCCCGGTGTCCAGCGGCGCAGATGGTGATGGCCCCGTGTTGTTGGAGGGCTACGCCAGCAGCACCAGCATGGACTGGCACGGAACCGAGATGACCCGCGAGGCGCTGGACAGCATGGCGCGCCAGATGGCGGCTGGTGTTCCCTACGTGCCGGGGCACTATGAGGACGAGTGGGAGCAGGTGATGGGCCGCACGGTGGAGGCCCGTGTGGAACAAGGCACCGTGCTGCGCGATGGCGCCACTGGGCGTCAGGCCGAGGGCTATCGGCTGGCCGTGCGGGTAGAGGTGTATCCAGAGCACCCGCGCGCGCAGCTGTTGATGAAAGCCATGAAACGCGGTCAGGTCGTTGGTATGAGCATCGGTGGGTGGTTTACCGACGCGGAGGTTGTGACCAACGAGAATGACGAGGTGGAGCGGATCTACATCAAGGAAGTAGAGCTGGACCACCTTGCCGTCACCCGCCGGCCCAGCAACCCGGACAGCTGGATCTCTGGCCTTGCCCGTTCCACGGGCACCGCAATGGCAGCTGCGCGTGCTGCTGGTGATACCGGCTACCTGGGCGGTGCGGGTCAGGCGATGGACAACCGTGGCATGAACGTCAACGTCAACATCAGCGTCTGCCAGCACAAGAACGAAACCGAGGTGGAGGCCGAGGAGGCCGAGGCCGAGGGCACCGAGGGGGGCGAGGCCATGCCGTACAGCGATGCGATGGGCAGTGAGCGCGCTGTGGGTGATGCTCCTAACTACCACCTGTCTGACAGCACGACGCAGCAGTGCGGCACGTGCACGCACCGCACCCGCGACGGCTGGTGCAAGGCGTTCAACTTTGCCTGCAGTGCGGAGTGGGTGTGCGACGGATGGGAGCGCGCCAGCGCGGACGAGCTGGTCAACGGGGGCAGCGATGGCAACGCGCCAACGCAGCCCGACGAACAGCGCGCGGTGAGCGGCAACACCGACCTCCCGCTTGCGCCCGAGGACACCGCTTGGGGCTGGGACACCGACACCGCGAACGAGGTGCTGGGCGACCCGCCGGACTGGGAGCGGTACGCGATGGCGCACCTGTGGGTGGACACCGCGAACCCTGAGCGACGCGCCAGCTACAAGCTGCCGTTTGCCAAGATGGTGAATGGGGAGCTGCACATCGTGTTTCGTGGTGTGGCGGCGGCGATGGGTGCGCTCAACGGTGCGCGCGGTGGCGTGGACATTCCCGATGCCGACCGTTCCAAGGTGTACGACCGCATCACCAAACTCTATCAACGCTTCGACAAAGAACCGCCCGAACTGCGCGCGGGTGATACGGCTCTTGACAATGAGGATGTGCAGGGTTCTACTGCCATCAGCCAGTCGGACGCCGTGCAAAGCGCAGCACTGCAGCAACTCACCCCCAGCGAGGACAACGCCATGCCCGATAACCGCACGGCGACCGACACCCAGCGCATGGACAACATCGAGCGCGCCATCGGCGAGCTCAATGGTGTTCTGTCCAAGCTGGTCGAGCGCGTCGCTCCTTCCACCACCCCCACCGCTTCCGGCAGCGTTGCCGATGAAGCGGCACAGCTCCGCGCACAGCTGGAAGCCAAGGAGGCGCAGCTGAGCCGCGCCCTTGCCGCTGCCAGCCGTCAGGGTGTGGCGCACAGCCCTCACGCCAGCCGTCACACCGACGTCGGCGGTCACGGTGGGCTGATCCGCACCGTAGAGCGCACGATGGGCAGCCAGTCCGCGCTGGTGCAGGTGGCTCGCGCCCAGGCCGAGCGCCGCGACAGCACCGTGCTGCAGACGCGCGCCCAGCTGGAGGCCGACCTGCGCAGCCTGCTCGCCGCCGCGTTCGCGGACGGCGTGATCACCGACTCGATGGAGGCGTGAGCCAATGACCACCACCCCGACTGTGTGGGCGGGCCTTGACCCGTCCAAGCGCGAGGCTTTCGCCCGCGCCATCAACGTCTCCGGTGCCGGCTCCGTGCTGGTGCAAAACTTCACCAACCGCATCATCCAGCAGCTGTCGATCCGCGAGTTCGGCGCGCTGGGCACGATGGACCGCAAGCCGGGTTCCGGGTCGGCGGCCATCATCAACCGCCGCACCGCGTCCAGCATGACCGTGGGCGACGTGTGGGTGTCGGACACCGACAGCGTTGTTGAGAGCACGGGCAGCTACGCTCAGGCGACCTTCACCTACGCCACGCTCGCCACGCGCGGCAAGGTGACCCGCAAGATGCGCGCTCGTGGTCGGTCCTACATCGACATCCTCGCCGAAGAAATGATGCAGAAGGCTGACGACTTCAACGAGGCGTTGGAACTCTGCATCTTTGTGGGGAACAGCGGCTCGGGCGGCGACGCCAACATGATGAACGGCTTGCTGACGCTCATCAACGCTGTGAGCGGTCAGGTTGTCGCGCAGACGTCCGCCACCTCCGGGTCGGCGCTCACGCTCGCCAAGCTTGACGAAACCATCGACGCCGTGCGCGGCGCGGGCAACCGCTCCGATCTGGTGATCTACGGTTCCTTCAAGGGCATCCGCAAGCTCAACGCTGCCCTGCAGGCCCAGCAGCAGTTCATCAACGAGGTGGAGATTGCGGCCGGCTTCCGCGTCCGCACCTACGATGGCGTTCCGCTCGTCGTGTCCACCGGCATGTCCGATGCGATGTCGTGGTCCGGCACCAGCATCACCGCGTTCGGCGGCGAAGTCACGAACCCCACCACCGCGCTGGTCGTGGTCAACAAGCGGTTCGCGTACCTCGAAGAGCTGACCCCGATGACCATGATGCCGCTGGCGACCACCGACAGCCAGTTCGACCAGTTCGACATCTACTGGGACGGCGCGGTTGTCCTCGCCAACACGAAGGGCGCGTCGATCCTGGCCGGCATCGCTGCCAACTGACGGCTGTGGCCATAGGCGCCCGCTCCAGCACCCGCTGGGGCGGGCGTTTTGCTGCGCGGGCGTTCACTAAACGTGGCGCAGCTGCGCAGTAAGTGTCATTGCGCTGCGCACCAGGGCGAAGCGTGTGATACAGTCCGGCCAGGAGGGCGCACAGCATGAGCGCAATCAGTGACACGCCGCCTGCAGCGGACGCCTATCGTTTCGTTCTACGGCGTTACGATAGGGACGCATCCAATAGCGATGCACAGCCGATCGCCTTTGCGAGCTACGACGAGGCGACCGACAGCCGCGCGATTGAGCTGAACGGTACGATAGCTCACACGCTGTTCTTGCAAGGCGAAACGGCTCGGCATCGCGCACTGTGCCAGGGCTGGCAGGACGCGACTGACGAGTGGCTGCAAGCGTTGGAGGATGCAAAACCGCGCATCAGCACGCCTGCTCAGCGAGCAATCTTCGCTGCGCTTAGTGATCAGTGGCAAAGCAAGCAGCAACTGATGCAGGCCAGCGGCATCAGTGATGGTGAATGGCGCACGACGATCCGGCTGCTGGAGGAACGTGGGCTGGCTGAATGCAACCTGACGGCTCGCCAGCGTCGGCATGCAGCCCAGCATGGCAACGTGGGATATCGCTACCGGCGCGGCCCGCGCGCAGACGAGGTGTGAAGTGGCGACCCTGACCAGCACTGCACGCTGCAAGCGAGTTCTTGGCATCCCTGCGGGTGTCACCATGCACGATGCGCTGCTGGACGACCTTATAGATGTGGGGGAGGAAGCAGTCATCAACTACTGCGGGATGGCTGCCCTTACGTCCACCACGGTCACCGAGATCTACGACATTGAGGCGGCTGGAACCAGCGAGCTACGGCTGCGCGCGTTCCCGGTGATCAGTGTTGCTGCAGTGGTAGCAGCTGGATCAACACTTGGGGTTGACCAGTGGTACGTGGACAAGCGGCCCGGCATCGTGCGGCTTGCTCCAAGTGGCTACTACTTCCCTGAGGGGCGGCAACGTGTGAGTGTGACCTACACGTTCGGCTACGCTACGCCGCCTGCTGATCTGCAACACGCAGCCACCCTTATCGCTGTGGCCGAGTTCAACCGCGCACGCCACGCGGGCCTGCGGAATGAAGGCGCAACCGGATACCGCTACAGCGTTGATACCAGCGGCCTTCCTGCTGCAGCCCTTACCATACTTGCCCGTTACATTCGGGTCATGCCGACGGACGCAACAGCATGAGCACCTTTTGGACACGCCCGCACGTCTATGGCGATCCTGATGATGGAATGGTGGTGTATACGCCAGAGGAAGCCGTCGTCGCCACACGTAATGCGGACGGAAGCTGGATCGCGGAAGCGCACACAACCACGGCTGAGGCAGTATTGCTGCGGAAGCGATGGCAGGCCGTTCAGCCCCCTGTGCAGCCAGTGACAGAAGCAAAGACCCGACGCCGCAAGAGTGGTGGCTGATGCGCTTCCTTGTCACAGGTGGAGCTGGCTTCATCGGTCAGCACGTGGTTCGACAGCTTGTGCAAAGGCACGGCGCGCGCAGCGTGACCGTGCTGGACGCGCGCACGCGCGCGGCGACCGGATGGGATGCCGTGCAAGGTATGATTGACGACCAGCTGTGGCGCGGTGACGTGTGCGATCCGCATGAAGTGCGTGTGTCGATGTTGGACGCGCAGCCTGATGTAGTGCTGCATCTGGCTGCACAAAGTCATGTAGATCGTAGCTTACAACAACCAAACGAAGCCATGATCGTCAACGGCTACGGCACACAGGTTGTTGCTTCCGCTTGCGCGACCGCTGGCGTGCCGCTGGTCTACTGCTCCACCGACGAGGTGTATGGACCCGTGGTTGAGGGGCAACCGTCGTTCGAAGGATTTAGCGAGGGATCTGCACTAAACCCAAGCAGCCCATACAGCGCCGGGAAGGCCGCCGGGGAGCTTGCAGTGCGGGCGATGGGCACGAGCGCGGGCCTGCGCTACGCAATCACGCGCGGGTGCAACGCATGGGGCGAGGGCCAGCTGGGCGAGAAGCTGGTGCCTATCGCCTGCGCGCTACTCCAGGCTGGGCGCCCCGTGCCGCTGCACGGTGGCGGGCACCAGCTTCGCCAGTGGATCGCGGTTGGCGAGTTTGCTGACGCCTTGTGCACCGTTTCCACGTGGCTTGCAGCCGGAAGGTTGCAAGCGGGCACGACCGTCAACATCGCAGGCCCGTGCGTGGCCAGTGTGCGACAGGTGGTGCTCGCGCTGGCTGAGCGGGCGGGTGTACCAGCGCACGCTGCGGTGGTGGACAGCCGCGACCGGCCCGGTCAAGACCGGGCTTACTGCGTGACAGGTGACTATCTGCGCCGGCTGGGATGGGAGGCACGGCAGCGCCTGTTGGATCCGCAGCATCTTGACAGGCTGCTTGCCGCGTACCGTGGCAGTGATGTTCAGCTTGCATCTTATGTGGAGGCAACGTGAGCCAAACTGATGTGGTGGGCATTGTGCCTTCCCTGGACCTGCTTCCACTTGCTCAGCCGGGCCTGCACTATGCGCGGCACGTGTTGTTTACCGACCAGCCCGGCGGTGCCCCGTTACCGGCCGTGGGGCGCGGTAGGGCGGTTGCAGCCCGGCACGGCTACCGGGCGCAGGTGGGGCGCGCCAGCCTGTTAGCAGGCGCACAACCCTACCTTTTGCGCGCGCTGGCGGTGGGCGACCTGCGTGCGGCGGTGGTGTTGTTGGTGTATGGCGATGCCCCGGCGGTACGGGATGCCGCTCAGTCGCTTACTTCGCACCACGAAGTGCATGTGGTTGATGTGGGTAGCGCAGCCTTGAGAGTGGTGGTGTCGGATGCTGCCCAGGTTGCGGTGCAGGCTTATGGGCCGGGCGGTTGGCAACCAGTACCCACCCTGATGCGGCCCGTAAGCGCCCACCAGGGCGCTGCGGCGGTGCCGGGGGTAGGGGCGGCTGCCCCGGAGGCTGCGGCGCACCCCGGCGCGCCTTTGGCGCCTGTAGCGCCCGACGTGTCCGCCCAGCTGCCGGCACCACCTGACGAGATACTGGTGCCGCCTGAGTTGATGGCTGACAACTTGGCCAGCGACAGCGACACCAGTGAAGAACAGGCCGAGCAGGACGAGGATTGATTATGCACAGCACCGTGATGGATTGGCTGCAGGGGCTGCGCCTTGCGCATCCCGCACTGTTCGCGCCGGGCGCGCGGGTGCTGGAATACGGCAGCCGCGACATCAACGGCAGCCCGCGCCGGCTGTTCCCGGCCCCGTCGTACTACCTGGGCATCGACGCTTATGCGGGCGCTGGCGTGGACGTGGTGGGCATCGCCCACGAGCACCCGCCCGAGGGCGGCCCCGTGGACGTGGTGGTATCCACGGAGATGCTGGAGCACGACCCGTTCTGGCAGCAGACCCTGCAGGCGGCGGCGGCGCACCTGCGGCCGGGCGGCCTGCTGGCGTTCAGCTGCGCGAGCCGGGCGCGCCCCGAGCATCATCTGGAGGATAGTCCAACGCCGGGATACTACGGTGGGCGTGATCCTGACGAGATGCTGGAAGTCTTGCGGAAAGAGTGCGAGTGGTCGAGCCTGCATGGCCGACTGGAGCGCAACGGGTTGGACACTTTCGTTTGGGGTGTGCGGGCGTGAGCACGGTTAGCAGCAGTGCCAATCGTTACATCACCGTACAGCGAAAGACTGCTTTCGCTCTCGTTGCTTCGCCAGCTGCGGCCAACATGACCCCGACACGCGCTTTGCTCGGTCAGGCGTTCTTACAGGTCACGGTAGCAAACGGAACGACTGGAAGTGGAACCGTGCAGCTGGTCGGTACAGCGCCGGGTGGTGCTTCACAGTCAGAAACGCTGACGTTTGCAGCAAACGGAACTCAGGTTTCTACCAAGCGTTTTGCGACGTTGACAAGTGTGGTGACCACAGGGCTTGCGAATGAAGCAGTTATTCCAACGGTTTCCGTGCAGGCAGTGAGCGCGGACGGTACGCCACAGTTCATGCTCGTGACCGTGGCGGAAAGCAAGCCCGCAGTGCTTGGATGGTCAGGCTGGATCAAGGTGCCCGTCTACAATCAGGGCACAAAGGAGGAAGATGCGGCAATCTTCCTTATTGACTATGAGGAAACTTGGGCACCGAGCGCGCAGGACTTCTTCATCGAAGATGACACTGGCGACCAGTGGCTTGTAGGTGGTGTGCGAGAGATCCGCGTTGGCTTCGGTTTCCGGCCGCATCACTGGCACTGCCGGGCAGACCGTTACGGTCCTAAGTGATCAGCCGTTCACAATCCGGCTGATGTGAGATACGCTGTGCACCCACACACGCCCAGGAGGCGGGGAGCCAGCATGAACCACGACGACGCCAACAACGCCATCATCATCGTGCCCACGATGGGCCGCCCCGACCTCGTGCTGCCGTGCGTTCAGCGGCTGGTCAGCTGCACACAGGTTGATCGCTGGCGCCTGATGCTGGTGGTGAATCCGCTGCCGCAGGCGATGGAGGACGGAACCATCGAGGCGCTGCACCAGCAGGTGTCGGCGCTGGTGCAGCTGGCGAACGCGACCAGCCCGCAGCAGGTGGAGCTGCAGTGGGTGCAGCTACCCGGCCCTGTCGGCTGGACGGGCGCGGTGAACGCTGGCGTCCAGGCCGCGCTGCAGCACGGTGGCCTTCCGCCTACGGTGGTGGTGATGAACGACGACGTGCGCGTGACGCCGAGCTGGCTGCACCGGCTGCACGGCGCGCTCACCAGCCCCGACATCAAGCTGCAGGGCGAGGTGGCCGGCTACGGCCTACAGGCGCCTGCGCACCCGGTCGCCGGGTACGGTCGGATCGGCATGGTCGGCCCCGTGTCCAACGTGGTGGCGGGGATGCAGCAGGTGCGCGCGCCCGACGTGAAGCTGCCCACCGGCAGCGCCTTCACCGCCGACGCCGACACTATGCTGGACCAGTTCGCCGGCAGCTACGCGGAGCAGAACGGGTGGACCCCGATGGCGGCCAGCTTCCTGTCCGGGCTGTGCGTGCTGTATGACCGCGAGTGCCTGCTGCAGCTGCTGGAGCAGCACGAGGGTCGCGTGTGCCTTGTGCGCCCGCAGTACGGCGTGGGCGGGTACGACGACAACGACATCGCGGCGCGCGCGCAGCTGCTGGGCTGGCGCATGGCCATCGCGACGAACTGCTACGTGCACCACCTGGGGCACCAGACGCTGGACAGCGTGTTCCCCGAGGCGCAGCGCGGGCTGGCCAACCTGCCGACGTACCTGCGCACCTGGGAAGCGTACACCAGCCGAGAGCAGCGGCTGGTTGCGGTGTGGCGCGTCAAGCTGCACGTGCCGAACGACCTTGCCATGCTGCGCGCGAGCTTGGGGCGCACGGCGCAGCTGGTGAACGGCATGGCCATCCTGCTTACCGGCAATCCCGCCGACGTGCTGGCCAGCCCGGAGTGGCAGGCTGGCATGATGCCGCCCGCCGAGCAGGCGCTGTTGGATGCGTGCCAGGGCGCCACGCTGGACGCACAGGCCGATGCGCTGCAGCGGTACGCCTTCGATCTCGCGCAAGCCAGTGCAGGGCGCGAGGTTCCCGTGCTGGTGCGCGGGTGGGCTGGCGAGTGGAACGAGCGCGACGAGCGCAACGCGGCGATCCGCCTGGGCCTGCAGCTGGCCCCCGACTGGATGATGTCGGTGGACCACGATGAGGTGGTGGAGGAACGCGTTGACCGCGAGCTTTTGCAGAAGTGGATGCGACACCCTGACCCGCTGGTCACGCACTACGACGTGGGCTGGGCGAACCACTGGGACAGCCCGCGCCTGTGCCGCGTGGACGTGCCCTGGTGCGGCCCCGACTACCGCAGCTCGATGCGCGGGTTCCGCCTGTGGCGCGTGACGCACCCGAGCGTGCAGCAGGTGCAGGCGGGCAACGCCATCGGCCTGCACTGCGGCAACGTGCCCGACGCGGGCGAGAACGCCAAGCGCGTGGCGGCGCTGCGGTTCCGTCACTATGGCTACCTGCGCCACGCCGACCGGCTGCGCAAGTTCCGTTTCTACCGCGAGAAGGACGCGCAGCCTGACAGTGTGCTCACGCAAGGCCGCACCAGTGGCGGTGGCGGGTACGACCACCTCGTGAGAGAGGAAGGGATGCAGCTGGCCCCGTGGCAGCCCGACAACGGCATCGGCTTTACGATGCTGTGGCACGCTGGCGAGCAGCTGTTCGACCTGCATCGTCACCTCGACAGCGTCTACGCACTTGCCGATCATGTGGTGCTGGTGTGGACTGGCCCGGAGGGCACCGCGCCCAGCGCCGACGTGCAGTACGTGGCAGCGCGCTACGGCGCCGAATGGGTGTACCAGCCGCTGAACGACGACCTGGGCACGGCGCGGAACGCGGGCGTGGACCGGCTGCGCGCGCACGGATGCGCGTGGTGCCTTGTGATGGACCCGGACGAGCAATACGAGAGCACGTTCCTGGCCACGGTGGCGCTGCGCCGCATGGTTGAGGTCACGGACAGCTGGGCGTGGATGTTCCGCTTCCGCAACTGGCGAGCAGACGGGCAGTGGAACTGGTCTGAGAATACTCGGCTGTTCCGGCTTGCCGGTGGCATCCTCCGCTTCAACTTCCGCGTCCATGAGACTTTGGAGCGCGGCATGGCCGAGCTGGGTCGGCGCGGCATCCACCCGCAGGTGCGCTATGCGCCCTTTACGGTTGATCACCGTGGGCTGGCCGGCGGACCCGATGCGATGCAGGGGAAGCTGGAAAGGTACACGCGCCTGTTGGTCAAGCAGATTGCCGACGAGCCGGCAAGCCCTGGCGCGTGGGTGAGCCTGGGCTTGCAATACGGCAACGACGGGCGACGTGCCGAGCAGTGGGAGTGCTACGAAGCCGCAATGCGCTGCGCGGGCACCGGCTACCTGCCTTTCCGTGAGGCGGCGCTTTACCATCTACGGGCCGCTCGCCTGCTTGTTGGTGAGGCTCAGCGAAGGCTCGCGCCCGCACACACACTGATGCCGCAGGTCGAAGCAATGCACGGGTGGCTGCGCGAGCACGCGCCTGACCAGCCCGTGTTGGGCGCGGGCCGGACGGCGGTGCCGGATGGTGTGGATCTGCACAGCTTGCTGGATGCACTGGACGCGGCATTGACCTCGCCGCATACTGTTGGTGAGGGCGGCAAGGATGCCACGTGACAAGACACGTGTGGTTGGGATCGAGGCAACGGTCATCAACCTCCGTGATCTGAAAGACAAGTTCATCCGTGCGGCGGCTGGCAGGGCATTGACCAAGGTTGGTGGAGTCGCGATGACGGCGGTATATGCCAACCTTACACGCAATGACCACAGCCTTGCGCAGCTGCGCCGCATGGATCACCCATACGCAAAGCGTCATGGCTCAATCAACATTCATCCCAGTCAGCCGCACGTCGTCCATGAGCGCACTGGCCTGATGGCCGCACGGCTGCAGGGCCTTCTGAAGTTTCGTGCTGGTGGTGGTGGCGGTTCACGCCCATACTACTTAGTCGGCTGGATGGTGCAGGTTCCAACCCACGCTCCGTGGGTTGTGGAAGGAACGCGCGTCATGCAGGGGCGTGACGTGTTGTGGTGGACGGTAAGCGATCCGGCTTTGCGACCAGCATTGCTGCGTGCATTTGTGCTGGTGATGGGTGCCGAGCTACGCACCCAGGCTGGCATCCGTTTCGGTAGTGGAGGACCCAATGTCCCTTAGTCCCGCACCGAGCATCGAGCAGGTCAAGCTTTTGCTTCGCAGCCATCTGCTTACAGATGCGGCTGTTAGCGCACTTGTGGGCGCGCAGGTGCACGGCGCTCACCTGCAAACACCGGATGCCGTGAACGCGCTCTATCCGCTGGTCGTGTTTGAGCTAATCACTGGTAGAACGGGACCAACAAGCACCTATCAGGCCATCAGGGTGGACGTTTACGCATACAGCAGAGATAGCTCCGGTCTGGCGGCACGGGTCTATGATGCGTGTGCCGCCGCGCTGCAGCACCAGCTGTTGAGAAGGGATGGCATATCGGTGGCCGGCTATTGTGTAGAAGCAGAGCGGCCAGACGATGGATGGAATGAACTGACGCGGGCTTACTACGTGCGTGGACAGTGGACGATGCGCGTAAGTTACAGGAGTGGACAATGAGGACGCATGATTGGCAGGCCAGCAATGCCCCGGCGGGGCCAGCCTTGCGGCTGCGGTGCGCCTGTGGGGCCACGCTGGCAACGCTACCCGCCCCCATTACGGCCGCGCGTGCCCGTGGGGATGGCACCGATACGGCCCTGTGCTGTGACGCGTGTGGCCGCACTGTGCGGCTGGGGGTGCAGAATGGCAGCCAACGCTGACGCACGCATTCATCGACTGGAAGTGGTGATCGACGAGCTGCAAGCGGCCGTCCAGGGTCTTTCCGGCCAGCTTGCGATGGTGGCTGCTGCCACTTCCAATAGCGGTGGTGGTGGCGACACTGACGAGGCCACCACGATGCGCGATACGGTGTGGTCGTGCGCAAGCTGTGCAGCACGACTTGGCATCTACGATGAGAAGTCGGACGAGCTGCGCGTGCGCTACAAGGATTTCATCTGCTACGTGCGGCCCGGCGCTGGTGGTGTGGTGGAAGTGCCGTGCCGTCGCTGCGGTCAGCGCAACAGGTTGGAGGATGCGCGTAGGCCATAGCCCAGGGCGCTGGTCTGTGATAACGTGCGGTTATCCCGCAGTAGACGCTGGAAGGCGCGAGCGGTGCCAAGCATCAAGCACACAATGCAAGGGAGGCACCCGTGCCGTTCAACATTCCTACAGTCACGACCAACGACATCAGCTTCGGCCCTGCCGTACTGTACCTCGGCGTCGCTGGAGCGACCCCGACCGTCGATGTCGGCTCCATCACCGAGGATGGCGTCAGCATCGAGATCACCAGCGAAAAGCGGTACATCTCCCAGGGCAACCCCAAGATCCCCGTCTACAACTTCAGCCAGACCCAGGGCGCGAAGGTGACGGTCACGGGCATCGAGTGGAACTTCGACAACTTTGCTCGCGCAATGGGTGCAGGCACCACGACCGTTTCCGGCAGCGCGGAGACGTTCAGCTTTGGTGGTGATCCCATCGTCACCGAGTGCGCGTTGCACATTCAGCACTACATGGCTGTGACCGGCAACACCATGAACGTGTACGTGTGGAAGGCCAGCTCGGACATGGGGCTGAACCTGCCGCTCGGCCAGGATGAGCACCAGTTCGAGTATTCCTACACCGCGCTGCGCTCCAACACGGACTGGAACGGCGCCACGCTGGGACCGCGTGTTCAGCTGATCAAGCTGGAGCGTCAGCTTTGATCTGATCTGGTGGTGCGTTCCAAGCGGCGCAGGGGTGGCAAACCATGCCACACTGCGCCGCTCTTGCGTTCCGGCCTGTGTGCACCCGTGATACAGTCGCGGCGACGCCGTAGGAGGTGCACATGAGCCAGAACGAAAACCACGCCCAGACCACCGACAACACTCTTTCGCCTTCCGACTTCAACGCGCAGCTGTCGGCCCTGCTGGACAAGCTTGTGCCGCCTGACCAGCTTCACGTCCGCACCGTGGATGGCCAGGACATCACGCTTCCCGGCGCAATCTCTGCACGTCGGCAGGTGCAGGTGTTCCGTACCATCAAGCAGATGGCCGAGCTTCCGCAGCTGTCCGGCGCTGTGGCGCTCGTGCGTGGTTCTGGCACTGCCGGGCTGGTGGACGCAGTGGTGCAGCTGGCTACCGACGAACAGGTGGCCGATCTACTGGGCAAGGCGTTCAGTGAAGCCTACCCGGATGCGCTTGGTGGCCGTGACCCGCTTGACGCGCTGGCGATCGAGGAGCTGGCTGTGTCCCTCGTCCCTTTCTCGGAGCGTTTCGTTCGGAGGCTGGGGCAGGGGGTGCAGGTGATCGCCAGCGGCATGAACGTGAAGGTGCCGGGCTGACGATTGAGCAGCTACAGCAGGGACTTGGCATGTTGTTCGCAAGCGGCTGGACGCTTGACGACGTTCTTGGTCTAACGTGGCAGCAGTTACAGGTTGTCAGCCAGTGCGTCGTAGCCTACAAGGCAGAGCAAGCGAACCTTGTCATGGGTGCCATCAGCTCGGCGCTTGGAGGCAAGGTAAAGAAGCAAGCGAAGCCGCGCGCCGCAAGGGTTGATAATAAGCAGGAGGGTGCAGGTAAGCAGAAGCGTGATCTGGCATCACAGCTGGCAGCCCTTGGGCTTCCGGTAGAGGACGTGTAGGCACGCATCTTGCGCCCTCGCGCGATACGATGAACAAGGGGCGCGGGCATGGCAAGCACCATCGGCAAGCTGCTTGTTGAGCTTGGACTTGATGACACCAACTTCAAGGGTGGCGTCAAGTCCGCGACTGCGGCCCTGGAACAGCTGCAGCAGACCAGTCTCATGTTCGGTGGCGCGCTTGATAAAGCTGTAACCGGCGCACTGGCGGCTGCTGGTGCGGCGATGGCAGCGTTCGGCGTTGCCACTGTCAAGACCGGCATTGACTTTGAGCAGGCGATTACGAACGTAGGAGCGATCGCTAACGCAAGTGACAATGATCTGGAGCGACTGACGGACAGAGCGCGGGAGCTTGGAGCGTCCACCAAGTTCACAGCTACGGAAGCCGCAGACGCTATGAAGTTTCTGGCCCAGGCCGGAATGAGTGTCAATGAGGTGCTGGCATCCACCGGCCCCGCCATGCTGTTCGCTGGTGGCGCGGGCACCGATATGGCGACCGCAACCGCCCTGACGGCAGCCACGCTGTCTCAGTTTCAGCTTGACGCGACCCAGGCCGGGCGTGTGTCCGACGTGTTCAGCATCGCTCTGCGCAAGTCACTGTTTGAGGTGGACAGCTTGCGCGAGGCCATGAAGTACGGCGGCACTGTGGGTGCAGGCTTTGGCTATGCGTTGGAGGAAACGACCGCCGCGCTGGCCATGTTCCGCAACCTTGGCCTCGAAGGGTCGATGGCCGGCACCAACTTCCGTATGTCGATGGCGGCAGCCGCCAACGCTACAGATGAATCAAGGAAGGTGCTTGCAAAGTATGGTTTGACGGCAGAGGACATCAACCCTGAGCTACACAGCTTTGCAGAGATCATGGAGACTGTCGGCAAGGCAGCCATGACGACCACCGATATGTTGGAGGTGTTCGGTCTGCGTAGCGGCGCAAACATCGCCAACATTGCGCGTCAGTTCGCAGACGGAACGACTGAATACTACACGCTGCTGGATGCCATGAAGAATGGCGCAGGTGAGGCAGAAGCACTGTACGGCTCAATGACGAACACGGTGCAGGGGCGCCTTGACATCGCGTTGTCTGCCTTCCAAGAGCTGATGTTGTCGCTGTTCGACACCATGAAAGGTCCGATGGCGGACCTGCTGGACGAGGTTGCGAACACAATCGCCTACGTCGCTCAGGTGTTCAACCGTGAGGCTGGCACTATCGGCCGCAGCTTTGAGGACATGGTCGGCCGTGCGGTGGCGTACCTGCGCGACAACCGGGCCATGATTGCTACGACCTTCATTGACTTCATCAAGAGCGTGCGTGGGGCTACCGAGACGCTGGCACGACTACTGCCCGTGCTGTTGCAGATCTCCAAGGTGATGATCGTTGTGTGGGCGGCAGATCGTGTGCGCGTGTTCGTCGCATCGTTGAGCAGTGCCGCCAGCGCAATCGGCGTGGTTAGCGGCAGTGTTCGCACTCTTATGCTGTCTCTTACCGCAGCTTCGGGTGGCATCTACGCTGTGGTTGCGGCGGTCGGCACCCTGATTGCGGGGCTGGTCTACTTTGCAACAGTGAGCAGAGAGGCTGAGGCGGCAACGGAACGCTTGCGTGCAGCAGAGGAAAAGCTGGCTGTAGAGCAGGAGGCAAGGGCAAACAAGCAGCGTCAGGCAGCAGCAGAGCTGGCTGCACAGCAAGCCCTGCGCATGGGCAATCTGGAACTGCTGCTGCAAACAGAAAACACGCTAAACGTGAGTCTGGAGCAACAGATCCAGCGGTTGCAGGGTCTTGACAGCGCAACCATCCAAGCCGGCTTGTCAAGTGGTCAGCTGTTCACTGCCACCATGAATGGCACAAAGGTTGTGCTTGACCACGCCACCGCGTTGCAGCTTCAGTATGACGGTACATCACAAGCAGACGCTGCAGCGGCGAGCTTCAAGACTACGCAGATGGATGCGCAGCGTGAACTTGCCAACAGCAAGCGTCAGCTTGACAAGCTCAATATTGCGATCAATGACTACGACACTTTCGTGGAGGCCGGTGGCAACGAAACTGTCGCCTACAAGGGCGTTCTTTCGACGTTCGGCGCAACGGTTGAGGAAGTGCGCAAGCGGCAGGAGGACCTGGGCCAACAGGTCAAGGATGCGCAAGCGAAGATAGAAGGGCTTGCGCAGGGTGCTGAGCTTGCGGCGCAGGCGCTGGCAAAGAAGGAGATTGCAGCAGAGCTGGCCGCCAAAAAGACGGCCATGATGGGCGATGTTGACGAGCAATCCGCACGTCAGGCACGAGACGCGTCGGAGGAATGGCGACGGGCCTATGAGGCGCGGGTGCGCGCGGTTCAGAAGGCCGAGGACGACATCGCCAGACGACGCGCAAAGGCGAGCGAGCAGGCGGCGATTGAGCTTCGCTTGCAGCTGGAAGAACTCAATCGTCTGTTTGATGCCGAGGTGTTGGCCTATGGCAAGCAGACGGACAAGATCCGTGCGGCAGAGCTGGAACGCGCCCGGATTGTGGCCGTCGTGCGTGCCGACGCGGCGCGCCAGCAGCAGGAAGAACAAGAAGCGGTACTGAAACAGCTCCGTGAGGCGTTGGCAGCCGCTGGCAGGGATGAAGCAGACCGGGAAGCGTTTGAGCTTCAGTCTCGCATCAACACCCGACGCGAGGCGCTGCGACTGGAGTTTGAGCAAGAGCTGGCGCTTTACGAGCGTGGCGCAACGGAACGGCTTGACGTGCTGCTGCGCTTCATGCAGGCACGTACAAAGCTCGAAGAAGTGGAGGCGGCAGAGGCGCAACAGCGTGTGCGTGACACCTACACACGCATCAATCAGATCATTGAGCAGCTGCAGCTTTCTGATGCAGAAGCGCAGATGAACGAGCTGCAGCGCATCGAGCTGGAGCGTTTGCGCACGCTGGTAGAGAGCGCAAACGCGACCGGGCGTCAGGTTGCCGAGATCAACGCTGTGTATGACCAGCGAGTGCTGAACCAAAAGCGCGCACTGTCAGAGGAAGTGCGTATGCTGACGGCGGGTGACTACCGGCGGGTCTATGAGCTGGAGAAGGAGCGTGACCAACTGCTTTCACGGCTGGCAGAGGATCAGCTGGCAGAGCGTGAGGCAGTCATTGCCTACTACAACGCCGCGATTGCCGACGCGCTGGCAAAAGCGGAGGAAGGCGTTGATACATTCGGTGATGTGGCCAAGCAGGTGATGGAGAATGTGCGGGCCGCTGCGGTTGATGTTGCGCGTGCAATCGGCATCGGCATCGGCAAGGCCGCGATGGGCGTGTTGACGCTCTTTGAGGAGCTGACTGGCTTCAGTTTCAGCCTTTCAGACGCAATGGAGAAAGCCAAGAAGGGGATGGAGGAAGTAGCAGCCCTGCAAGAGCAGCTGGCCGCTGGTGAGATCTCGGTTGACGAGTATGAGGAAAAGCTGGCCGCACTGCCCATGACTGCAGTGGCTGGTGCAGAAGCATACGTCACCGAGCTTGTGAATGGCGCAAGCGAGCTGCTGGCCACTTTCGTAGAGGCGGCGCCCGCAGCGTTGGAGGCGCTGGCCAATCAGCTGCCGTCGCTGCTGCAGCAGTTCGCAGACGCCCTTCCCATGCTTGCGTCAACACTTGCGCAGGCGGCTGGTCAGCTCGCGTCTGCCATCATTGCTGAGCTTCCTGCCATCATCGGCGCCCTGGCCGATAGCGTGGTGCTGCTGGTCCAGGCACTGATTGAGGACTTGCCGCTGATCGTGGATCAGCTGGTGGCGTCCCTGCAAGCTGCCCTGCCTTCACTGTTACGAGCCGTGCTGGCCGTGGTGGACTTGGTTCCGGTGCTTGTCGGCGCCGTGGCGCGCGCGTTGCCGCAGCTGGTGCAAGCCTTGATGCAGGTGTTGCAGGCGCTGGTGCCGGCGCTTGTTGATGCAGCGATCGGTGTCGTTGGCGCCGTCGTGCTGGAGCTTCCACGCATCATCCAGGCATTGACAGCCGGCGCGCTTCAACTCGTGGCCATGCTGATTGCAGAGGTGCCCCGGTTGGTGCTGGCGGTGGTTGATATGCTGCCGGCTATCGTCGCTGGCTTGATGCAGGCGGCTACGATGTTGATCTTGGAGCTGGTTCGCCAGCTGCCATCCATCATCGAAAACCTGCTGATGGCTACGACTGACATCGTGGTTGGCATCATCGCCATGCTGCCGCGCCTGATTGCGGCCATCATCATCATGCTGCCTGACCTGATTGTTGCCGTCGTGCGCCTGATCCCCGCGATCATCCTTGGTATTGCACGCGCGCTACCGCAGATTGTCACTGCAGTCATCAACCTGATCCCCACCTTCATCGTTGCGTTCATCACGCAGTTCGTGCCTGCCTTTATCAAGGCTTTGCCTGTCATTCTGTATGAGGTCACGGTCGGGCTGCTGTTGGCCATCGGGCAGGCACTCGGCTACCTTGCACGGGGCATCGGTGAGGCCATCGTCCTTGGCTTGCAGAAGCTGGTGCAGTTCTTCCGCGACGTGCTGGCCGAGATTTTCACGCTTGGCAAGGCAGAAACTGCCACGTTCGGGGACACGCCCGGAGCGGTGAAGGCGGGCGCTGAGGGCATGGCTGCCCGGTTTGCACCCGGCGACTACATCATCGCCGCCCAGCGTCCGGCAGATCTGCTCCAGCAGGCTCTCGATGCAATGCGTGGTCAGCTTGCCAACGGGCTGGCGCCCGCCGCGCGTGGTTACCTGCCCGGCGAGGTGGAGGTGCCTGCGGCGGCTGGCCTTGCCAGTGCCATGCTACAGGCCGCCACGGCTATGCAAGGCGCTGCCGGCGGTGGTGGTGGGGGCATGGGCGGCCAACGGGTGCAGGTGGTGGTGCAGGCAAACGGGCGCACTTTGGACGAGGTGCTGTTTACGGCTGGCCAGCGTGGAGAGGCACCGAGGCTGCAGCGTGAGCTTCGACGCACTACACTGCGGGCGGGCGTGCACGTCGGCTTCGACCGTGGCAAGTTCTAACGGCGGCAGGAGTGAAGCATGGCCATCATCTGGGCTTGGGGCTGGGAAGTTCGTGCACCGCTTGCCTTCTACACAAACACCGCTTGGTCGTCAGTCGGGGGCGTTGATCCAAACGAGCGCACAGTCACCCACCAGCACCCGAGCGGGTATGGCGGCGGCAACACCAGCCTGTCCTTGACGGCTGATAGCTGGCTTCGCACTGCGCCTGTGTTTTCCGTTCCCAGCGGGGGTGGCATCAACACAACTTTCCAAGCTGCACAAAACTTCAATGGTGCTTCCACCGTTCCGCTGGTCGCCGTGTATGACACTGGTGGCCTGGAGATGGCTGGCGTCTACGCCGCCGATACGGGGGTAAGCACACGGCTGACGGTCAAGCACAATGGCGTGACTGTGGGCACTACCAGCGCAACAGTGACGACTGCCCGATGGATCCGGCTTGCGCTTCGCTGGGCCATCGTGGGCGGCACCGTCACCTTGACGCTGTGGGTGGACGGCGTGCAGGTGCTGAGCCGCAGCACGGCCCTCACTACAGTCAGTGGGGTTGATGTTGCGCGATGGGGCGCGCCGATGGCTGGCGGCGGCGCTGGTACAGTGGTCGCCTACCATGATCATACGGTTGTGTGGGGCAGTAGCAGTGATCCAGTGACGAGCACCACATGGATCCAGGGCTTGCGGCCAAACGCGGACGACATCAACGGCGCGTGGTTGCCGACTGGTGCTCCGAGCAACTGGCAGGCGCTGGAAGATGCCGCTGACGCATCGTACACTTCCACACCGACCGCAAGCACCTTCCAAGTGAACCTCCAAAACCGCACGAACATCAACGCTGCCTGGACCTCACCTGCTGTGCAAGCGGTACAGGTCAACGTGGCCGCTGCGGGTGATGGAACACTGCCGACTGGAACTGCTGGGATGGCCTTGGGCGGAAGCACTGCGTCGGGCACTGGAACGGCAATGTCTCCCAGTGGTGGGCTGTGCACCTTCTTGCGCACCGATAAGCCCGGCGGCACCGGCTGGGCCGCTGCTGACCTTGACAACCTGACCCTTCGGTACGGGGCTTCCTGATGGCTACCCCTGCCTCTGGCGCTGTTGCGTCTGTCGTCCACTTCGGCATCACCAGTGGCACCGCGTTTGGAGCAACGGCAGAGGTTGTATGGGCCGACCTTGATCTGCAGGCAGACAGGGCGGAACCTCGCTCATTTCTGCTGACCCAGGACGCGGCGCTGCGCAGCAACGTGTTGTCCACTGCCACCAGTCAGCAAGGCCCGCGACTTGGAACCGCCTACCCTGACGCCACCAACGAGGGCGATCTGCTGCCTTTCTTGGCTGGAGCTTGGGATACTACGCCATCAACACCGCAACCTTCGCCTACCGGGATGGTGGCACAGCTGTTGTCTACGGGCGGTCTGTTTGAGGGTGCCGAGTGGGGCTGGCGATACCAAACGGACGACCAGTCACAGACGCGCGGCGCCCACGACCTGCGATATGAACAGGGCGTCCATCATCCGTGGAACACGGCGAAAACGGCCGCTGGACACTATGCGCTTGCCTACAGCTCCGCGTTCAATCGTGTTGTCGCGGTGCGGTTGAGAAGCGGAACGTCCGTCTTTGACATTGCTTACCGCAGCCTGTCCACTTCTGATCCCTCCGCTAACTACACCACCACGACATACACGCCTGCAATCGGGCGCGTTCCTGCCTTCACTGGCTACTCTGCGATTGTAGAGCTGCCTGACGGCAGCTTGCGGTGGTTTTATACCTACGTGCCCGACCCTTCCGGCGCCCCCGGCATGTCTGATGTTGACATGCTGACCAGCCGTGATGGTGGCGCAACGTGGACACTGGCAACGCCGGGCATCGTTTCTGCCATCTACGGTCGCACCCATCAGATCTTCGCCATGCGTGCAGCCGTGAGCGGCGACTGGCTCAGAATGGAGCTTTGGCTTGGCAGCACGGCGACGCAGGGGATTGCCAGCGTTTATAGCGGTGATCGCGGTGCCACGTGGGGCGCGGCGGTGGCCGAGCCGGATGGGCTGGACGACCTTTCCAATGGCGACAGCTTCAACGCTAACGAGCTGAACGACATCGTTGGACTTGGAACCCTTGATGGGGCCTTTTTCCGTGTCCGTGCGCTGGCTGCTGGCACGTGGAGGTATGAGTTCGCAAGCCGTGGCGGTGCCTGGGCGCCGTCTGGCTTCACCGTTGGCTTGATTAGTGCAGTCGGTAACAGCAAGGCGCTGTATCTGGCTCGTGGCGGCGCCTACGTCTACCTGCTTGTTCATACAGATGATGCGGCTGGGAACAACCGTTTCGCCAACTACAGCTTCCTCATTCCTGTAGATCGCATTCAGGCAGGATGGAGCGCCACCGCGCCGCGTGTCGGAGAGTGGGTGCTGTGGGGCGACGATATCCTGGGTCACACCGGGTCCATGCGCTACGGCCCCAAGGGCGGCACGCTGGCATGGCTGGGCGATCGGCTGGGCTTCCTGGCGGGCGGCATCGACCGTGAAACTGGAACAGGCACGGCAGACTGGAAGGCAGGAACACTTGCTTACTGGTCGGGCTACAGCCGACGACCCGTGCACCGTGAAGCTGGCGTGCTGTCCGACGAGTTCGGCAGCATGTTCACTAACTATTGGAGTTCACAATACGGGCCACCAGCCTACAGCGGTGCCAGCGCGTTCACTCCCTGGGGGGCATCCTCCGCTGGCACGCCGTTGCTCACATGGGTAGCGGACGCAACCCAGTTCACTGTAGGAACGCCCAGCCGCCTCTCCATCAGCGTCTCGCAAGCGGCTGCGGCCGTCACGCAGTTTATGGCCGACGATGGTGTGCTGGGATGGACAACCCGCGCAACGGCAGGAACGAGCAGCACGCAGCCGTCTGCCGTGACTGGGGCGGCTATGCGGGCGCCCCGCTGGGGGGCTGGCATCCAGGCACTGTCAAGCGCGGGTCTATCCTTTGCTGTTGGCGTCCACCTCTCCAGCGATGGGAGCGTCGGCATCTACGACCCCAACGCTGTCACAACTCTGTTCCTCAGCCCGCAAAACGCGCTCGCTGGCATCACGACCGGCAGCTGGTATGACTTCCGTGTTGCCATCCAAACCCAGGTCAGCACCACAAGTGCCGAGCTTTCGTGGTCGCGTGCCGGCGACAACGTGTGGAACACCACCGGGCCGCTGACGCTAACAAGCGCAGTCCTGCCGACCGCGTTTCAGCGTGTTGAGTGGGGACACCTTGCTGTCCAGGCAACCGCTACATTCACACATGAATGGCGCGAAGCATGGTGGTCGCGCGTCAGCAGCCTGGGGCAATATGGCCTGACCAATCCGAGCAATCTGCGTGGATGGCTTGCTGCGGCCGAGCCGCAACACGTGGCGCAGGGTATCAGCATCCGGTGGGGCGGTGGCGGCGGTTTTGATGGCGATACTTTCGTTGCCCCGGTTCAGTATCAGTATGGTGGCGACCAGCTTGTGACGCCCAGCCCGGAGAGCGGGTGGCGCAGCACAACGGAGGCTGAACAACAGCTGCTGCTTGACGCACAGCGAGCCTCCGTCACTGGCGATGTCGTTCGCTTCCGGCACAGTGGCTTTGCCGTCGTTGGAACCAACAGCCGCTACTTCACACTGGAGTACGGTGATGATGCCACCCTTTCATCACCCTCGCGCATCTACGTAGACGGTCTGCGGTACATCGCCACCTTGCAATCCCAGGGTCTTGCAAGCAACAGCGTGCGGGTCAACGCATCGCAGGCGGCGCAGTGGCGTGATGGAGAGCTGGCGGGGCACTACTGCCGGGCACAGGTGCACGCGCTCAGCACCAACCCGAGCATCATTCGCATCGCCACCAACCACGGCGACACAATCCACTTTGCCGGATTGACGCAGGGTCTGTTTAGCTATGGGATCACCAGCGGTGTGACCCTGGACATCTGGGCGGATCGGCACCTTCTGGCCTTCGCTGACTACCCGCAAGGTGTACGGGTTATTGCGGACGCATCTGGCACTGGTACACGGCGCGCCGACAACGACTTCCCTCGCTACCTGCGCATCACCATTCCATCCGATGCTGTGCAGGGTGCGCCGCCCGAGGGCTATTGGCGTATCGGTTCGATTGTCGCTGGCATGACCTTGCCGTTTAGCGTTCCGCTTGACTGGAACACCGGGGATGAACAGTCAGGGAATGTTGAGTTTACAACCGCTGTTTCTGGCGCCCGTACAGCTTACGTCGCCGGCACTCCGCGTCGTGTCGTTACTGGGAACAGTCAAGGTGATGTTGAGCGTTGGCGTGAGGCTTTCCGTGCAACGATGCGTCACCTTGGCCGGTATGGCGCGCATCCACTCGTGCTGTGCAGCGACGATCAAAAGCAAAGCCTCTCCATGCTTTACTCACGCTTCATGGGTAGCACCGAGCTGGCGAATGCCGGATGGCGGTACGATACAACGCTCCAGAGGTGGGTGCAGGTGGGCGACTTGGCAGTGACCTTTGAGGAGGAGGTGTGAGCAGTCTTTACCTGCAGCACCCGGCTTTCACTCGCTGGCGCACCGGGCGCTTTGGCGCTCGTGGGTTGAGCAGCAGCTACTGGCAGGGCGTGCTGCAGATCGACCCTCAGCTATATGGCCTTGCCGTTTGTGTAGAGCTTGTCTTTGGCGATGATCATGTGGTGCGGGTTGCGAACAGGCAGTGCAGCACACGTAGCAGCCTGACGGGCGAGGTTCAGTCCTGGCACGGGTTGTTGAGCGACAGCATCAGCATCACGATGGACTATCAGCTTGCGAGCGGGTCCAGCACGGCAAAGACGTTGTCTGTCACTGTTCCCAACGCACTGGTCAACGCAGCGGGGCTGATTGCGGCGGGTCGGTTGCTGTCTGGCGTGGCAGAGGTGTCGCTGAACGTAGACGGTGGAGATCACGACCAGCGCATTGTTCTCATCCGTGGTGATATGGATGATGTTCAGTTTGGCGCTATCGCTCAGGTTGTTTCCTGCACCGTGACTGACCCGCTGGCCAGCTGTGACCAGCAGTTACCACCGTATGTTTTGACTTCCGAGCGCATCAGCGGACTGCCATCGGCAAGTGAGGGCCAACGGCTACCAGTCGTTCTGCCTTCGTTCGACCCGCTTCCTGCCATCCTCGTCTCGTCGTCTGTTTCGACGCCCGCCTATGCTGTGTGCCACGGACACCTGACGATTACAGCCGTGTATGTGGATGGTGCTGCCTATACGTCAACCTCCATTTACTACCCGTGGGCGCAGGTCAACGCGGTGGACGCAATGGGCGAGCCATACACTCGTCTGTCCTTTACCGGCGGACTATCTGGCTTTTCTGGTGATGAAGCTGTATATGTGTCGGTTAGCGGTGGGCCGAGTGATGGCACGCCCACAACCATCATTCGTGAGCTTGTGGAGGGCTACACCACACTTGGACCTGCTGGAGCCTCACACGGCTTGTTTGCGGAGGCGCAGGCAAAGCTCGGCTCACGTATGGCTGCACGCTGCGCCGTCAACGCCAGCGGCGCATCCAACACGACTGTCATTGCCTTCATCGAGGGGGAGTTCCTTACAAGCTTTCCGATGGTGTCGATGATCTGGGAAGGTGGTGGGTACGGCCCGATTGTCACTGACAGGCGTGCTCCACCCGTGTTGTCTTTGGTCGCTGACCAGTGGCCCCTGCTTGATAGGGCCACGAGCGTTTCAGAAAGCCCACGTTCCAATCTGCAAAACACCTTCACCATGCAGTACGGATACGACCCGCTGACCGATGCCTACACTGGCGTCGTGCAGCGTGACCCGACGAACAGCCTGCTGTGTCAGATTAGCCGGCAGATGGTGGGCGAGCGTCAAGGCGACGTTGTGGAGAGCCTGTGGATTGCTGAACAGCAGGTGGCAGAGGCGGTGGTGGACTGGCTGGTGGAGCATACGGCGCTGCCCAGCTATCGTGTCGATTATCTTGCTGCACCTTGGGTTTTGCTTCATCTGCGGCGTGGCGACACAGTGTTGCTGACGGATGCCGAGTTTGGGTGGTCAGAGCAGCGCGCAACGGTTGAGTCAATCACCTACACACCGTCTGCGTGCACGCTTGGACTGCGCGTGTGGGCGCGCTACTACGCCCTCGGCGGCGGTAGTGCATCAGCAAGCATGGCCGGGGGTGCATGATGTCCGGTCGTGCTGGTGGCGGTGGTAGCCCTGCCGAGCGCATCGCGCTACTCAACCTTGCCGGTCACGCGCCTAAGCTTGGATCAAGTGCTACGGTGCAGACAGCCGAGGGGTCCACGCTTTCGTGGAACCCGGCTACGCTGTCGTTCGACCTTGTGTCTGGTGGTCAGGGTGGCGGCGCGCCCACCGACGCCAGCTACGTGGTCATCGGGACAAGCGCGGGCCTTACTGCAGAACGAGTGCTGACCGCAGGTGTTGGCCTTACCTTGGCCGATGGCGGCCCTGGTGGTCCTGTGTCTCTGGCCGTAGGCGTCGCCGGGCAGACCACGGGCGACCTGCTGGTACGCGATACACAAGGCACGTGGGCGCGCCTTGCGGTGGGCACGGCTGGCCGAGTGCTGGCAAGCCAGGGCGCGGGGCAGCTGCCCAGCTACGTGCCGGCGCCGCTGCATCAGCCGATGGTGTGGTGCGGGCAGCAGCTTGTCACAGACCGCGACGGTGTGCGCGTGCTGGCTGCCGTGCCGTGGAACCCTGCCGACTACCCTGACGGGCGCACGGTGCGCCTGCAGTCCGTGCTCAGCACTGCCGGCGGGTGGCAGGTGCGGGTCCGGCTGTGGAACGTGGGCGATGCCGAGTACGTGACGGGTGCTGTGGTGGCGCGCACGGGGGCTGCGCCCGTGGCCGTGCTCAGCGCGGGCCTGACCGTTGGCACGCAGCCGGGTAACCTGCGGTCCAGCTCGCGAGTGTACGAGCTGCACGCCGATCTCGTGGACGCCAGCGACCCGGACGACCTTGGCATCGTTGGCTTCGCCGGCCTGCGCATCGAGTAGGGAGGCATCGTGCTGCAGTACGTAAACCGTGCACGTCGGGTAAGTGATGGCGTGCTGGTGTATTGGACAACCGAGGACAACCCGGACCCGCTGCTGCAGGCGACCACAGCGCCCAGCCCCGCCCAGGACTACACTGGCGCGGTGGTGGTGGCTACGCGCGCCGTGCGCGCCGCGCTGCTGCGTGCCGACCTGACCGCTCAGGTGGATGGTGTGCGCACCGTGTTCACTGTGCCTGCTGCGTATTATCCCGGTAGCCTCCAAGTATATGACAGCGGCCAGCGGCTACGGCTAACAGACTTTTCGGAAAGCTCGTCCACCACCTTCACACTACCCTTCCCCCCAGCCTCTCCAAGCGGTATAGAGGTGGCTTACCGACCTGCGTAGACGGGCCACCAGCACAGCACTCAACGGCACTCACCGCTTGGAGCAGTCATGGCCCTGCAGTTCGTTACCCGGCAGTTCGCAGACCTCAGCATCACCACCGGCAAGCTGGCTGACAACGCCGTCACCGCCGGCAAGCTCGCGAACGATGCGGTGGATACCGCCGCCATCCTTGATCTGAACGTCACCACCGGAAAGCTCGCGGCCAACGCCGTGACCGCCGGCAAGGCTGACCTCACCGGCACGTGGAGCTTCACCAGCGGCACCCTGCGCGCTGCGGCCCCGAGCGCGTCCGACGACGTGGCGACGAAGTCCTACGTGGACGGCGTGGCCCAGGGCATCAAGTGGAAGCAGCCCGCCCGCGTGGTGGCCATCGCCAACGTGGACATCAGCACGGCGCTGGCGGCGGGGCAGACCGTGGACGGCGTGACGCTGGTGGAAGGCGACCGCATCCTGCTGATCGGCCAGTCCACGGGCAGCCAAAACGGCGTGTACGTGGCGCCCGCGTCCGGTGCCGCCTCGCGCGCTGCCGACCTCGACGCCGGCAGCGAGTTCCCGAGCGCCGCCATCTTCGTCAGCGAGGGCACGGGCAACGCCGACACCGGCTGGGTGTGCACGAACGACGCTGTGACGCTGGGCAGCACGGCCATCACGTTCGTTCAGTTCACTGGTGCCGCCAGCATTGTGGCCGGCGACGGTCTGGCCAAAACGGGGAACACCCTGTCGGTGAACACCAGCAACGGCGTGCAGGTGCTGTCCGACAGCGTGCAGCTGAAGCTCAACGCCAGCAACCCCGGCCTGATCGCGGACAGCAACGGACTGACCGTCCGCATCAAGTCGAACAGCGGCATCATCAAGGATGGAGACGGTCTTTCCGTTGGCCTTGCCGCAAACAAGGGTCTGGAGTTCTCGTCCGGCGCGCTGGCCGTCAAGGCCACGGGTGGTGTGCAGATCGACGGCAGCGGGTTCGTCACCCTTCTGCTCGACGGTGGCACCCTGGGCCAGAGCGGTACGGGTGTCAAGATCGCCGACGGTGGCGTGGGCACCACGCAGCTGGCGAACGGGGCGGTGGTCACGGGCAAGATCGCCGACAACGCCGTGACGCTCGCAAAGGCCGGGTTCCGGCCCTACGCGCAGAGCTTCACCGGCGGCACCGCGCTCGCTTACGACTTGTCGCAGGACATCCGCAGCGAGTTCTACCCCGGCGTCATGGTGGCCCTGAACGGCCAGCTTCTTCTCTCCGTGGCCAGCACGCCCGGCGATGGCGAGTTCGTGGTGGATCGCAACACCGGCACCAGCAAGACCCGCGTCACCCTGGGCGGCACCGCGCCGACCGTGGATGACGTGATCACCGCGAACTACCTGGGCTGATGCCGTGGCTGTGCTCGTCCGCTGGGCCAGCCCTACCGGCGAGGTGACGCTGCGCGCCGCCTCGCTGGTGCAGCACCCGTTCCTGCAGGGGATGGTGGTGCTGCTGGCGGTGCGTGGGGTCAACGACCCCGAGCACCCCGACGTGGACGTGCACAGCCTCGCGCTGCGGCAGGCCGACCTTCGCTACGTGGTAGAGGGTCGTGAGATCCCCACCACGGATGCGATAGGCGCGCCTGCCGTGGCTACGGCTGCCGCTGCGGCGGCGCCGCCCGCCGACGCCATACCGCCTGCACGGCGCCGGGTGCAGCCGTGACGGCGGACGAGGTAGTGGGCTGGGCGGGCCTTGCCTTGTCCGCCCTGGTGACACTGGAGCGCGTGTGGGTTCGCACAAGTGATAGGACGCGGGAGCACATCGCCACCCTTCATCGTCGTTTGGACGAGCTGAAAACGGTGAGCGACCGCACGGAGGGTGCACAGCTTGTGCCTCGCGTTGCACAGCTGGAACAGCACCAGAGATCAGATCAGCAGCTACTTGCCCGCATTGACCAGCGACTTGTGAGCGTGGATCAATCACTACAGCAGATCCACACCACCTTGGAGCGCCTGCCATGACATACAGCCTGCGGGATGAACTGCTCGCACTGGTGATGGCTGCACGGGATGATGTGCACACCTGCCGTGTAGAGCTTGGCACGGCTCCACTGCAGATGGTGCGCAATCACCGTGAAGATGCGGCGCCCGCACCCACAGCGCCCATAAACACACCACAAGCCGGGCCGGTGTTGCGGGTAGCCGTTGCACGCAGGGGTGGTGTAGCGCGGCCCTAACAGGCTGCCTTGCCCCTTGCGGCGCGGGGTTAGCGGTGCGCCACGTGGCAACCGTAAACCCTACACCTCATCAGTCGCCGTTGTTGCTGGCAGTTGCCTTGTCCTCGTGTTCAAGCGAGGCCACGAAAGCCGACCATACGGCAGCTGCCGTTGCTTCGATTGTTGGCATCAGACCTTGCACTTCATCACGGCTAACGCCGTAGATCAGAGCTTTCATCCAGCGCCCGCCACCAGCCTGACCACTAACCGTAAACTCAACGCCACCGTCAAACCGTTGATTATTGTAGGTGTCCTCAAAGTCGGCATGGGTGATGACGTGAATGCTCGGCGCCCTGTCGTTTAGGCCGCACTTTGCTACACCAACAAGTCGCTTCATGTAGAAGCAGCGAGTAGCGCCTGACCTTTGGGCATCGGGGTATTCTTTGCCACCGAGGCCAACAATCACTTCGCATACCTGATCTTGTGTCACTATCCTATACCTCCTTCACTCACAATGACTTTGGCCATCCACGCTTTTTACACTGCACCGAGGAAGCGGTGCCCGCCGCGCATCACAGCGCCTCGGGCGATGCTGGCCACGCTGGCTCGCCGCGCAGCAGCCGGTGCAGCTGCCCGATGATGGGCACCAGCTGGCGCACGAGCGAGGTCGAGTCTGGATGGCCGCTGGACAATAGGTATGCAACCGCATCCAGCAGCTCGGGCAGTGCCTCGTTCAGCCCCTGCGGCCACGGTGCGCGCAGCTGCATTCCATACTTGTCGCGCCCCAAGGCGGCGCGTGCCTGTATGTCCACCAATAGTTGAGGTGGAAGGTTGATAAGTAGCCCAGTCTCCAGCGGGGTTGGTCCTTTTTCTTGATCGCATGGCACGGTGGCGCACGTGGCGGCGGGCGTGGGGCTTAGCCCCATAGCCAGCACCGTCTGTTCTGCCACCGCGTCTCTCCCAGCCTCAGTTCTCAGGCACGCCTTACACGACACTTTCGTTTCGTCGGTTGCCAGATCTTCTTCCCATTCCTTGCGCCCACAGGCGGTGATCCAAGGGGACCACGGCGCGGGTCCGTCTGCTCGTAGTGCAAGATGCAGGACCCGCGTCTTCATGTGCGACCCGTTGAGCCAAAGCCACCAGCCCCGCGCTCCGTTTCGTCCAGCTCGTCCACGGGTAGCCACACGCCCCTCAGCACCGGGGCCAGCACCAGCTGCGCGATGCGGTCGCCGCGCTCCAGCTGCACCGCATCCCGTCCGTGGTTCACCAGCAACACCTTGACCTCGCCCCGGTAGTCGCTGTCAATGGTGCCGGGCGCGTTGAGCACGGTGATGCCGTGCTTCATTGCCAGCCCGCTGCGTGGGCGCACCTGCGCCTCCACACCGGGCGGCAGCTGCAGGCTGATGCCGGTCGGCACCAGCGCGGTGCAGCCAGGGTCCAGCACTACGGCGGACGCGGCGCGTAGGTCCGCGCCTGCGGCCCCTTTGCTTGCGTACTCGGGGAGGCCCACAGCAGCAGGCGATGCGTGCACGAGCACGTGATGGTCACGGGTTGTCATGGTTCATCCTTTGTTTTGATTGCAGGCCAGACGCCCGCCATCCCGTTCTCGCCAAGGCAGGCAAGCGCAGCGAGCGCCAGCGCCTCGCCCCGCACCTGCGCCGTCCACTCGCCCCTGCGCGGGTCTACGTGCGCCACGTAGCCCTCCGCGTCGTGGTGGGTGTGCCACTCGGGGTCGTGCGCCCACAGGGCCGCCAGCAGCAGCGCGGCGGTGGCGTCGTCGTCCAGCGCGGGCGCGCAGGCCGTGGCCCGCATCGTCAGCTCCACCAGCCCGCGCGCGTGCACCCGCAGGCGCAGGTGCGGCGCCCGCTGCACGTGCTGGTGCCCCACCACCCGCAGCAGATCCGCGCAGCCGGGCGTGCGCACCGCACAGCCGATGGGCCAGCGCCACCACGGCGCGGCAGCCACACGTTGAGGCAAGGTTAGCTCTTGCACGACACAACCCGCGCACGCACTTGCTGAACACCCATAGCGCGAGCCTGGGCCGTGCTCTCAACCAGCAAGTCCAGATGCCGGTCTGCTCCGGGTTGTTGGCGTGTGCGAGGACCAAGCCTGTCAGCCACCTGCACACGATGCTTGTCGCCTCCAAGCTCCAGCTCCAGACATGTGCCGAGCGGCCATGCCTTGCTTGCAGCAACGACTTGCAGGCGGTGGTCCGCACGCCGCCCGTCCGCCATGACACCACTGCATCCAGTGCAGTCGGCTGTGTAAGCCGTGAGCTTGACCATTAGAACCAGACCGATTGCAGGCATCAGCCTTACTTTCCTTGCAGAGCTGCGACTACGTTTTTGGCCTTGCCCTGCTCAACCAGCATCATCAGGTCCATCAGCGTGGTCATCGGCATCTCAATCGTCCAGCTGATTGCGAAGCAGGTAGAGCAAACCCTACGGCGACACTGCCAGCTCTCATCAATACCACCCCACGCCATCGCCGCGCGCCTCGCTGCGATCGGTGTATCTGGATGCGGGGTGCAACGGCTGTCTACAACCTTTGTCCCACTGTCACACTTCTCACACAGTAGCCCTGACATGATGCCTCCACTCATATGTAGGTCCTCCGGGCGCTTGACGCACGCCTGCGCTACGCTGTCTTTGAGGTGAAGATTGGCCACTCACGCTTGGAACGACCGGGTAGCAGGAGCAGCGGACGGGCGACCCACCACCAGCGGCCAGCTCGTCGTGCTTGGTGGTGAAGTGTCTGCCCTCACCACCTTAGTGATTGACGGTGGTGCGGCAATACACCACCTTCACGTAGAAGCCCATAGCGGTGACGCCACGTTTACGTTCCCCAGCGGTGCGTTTATGCACGTACACAACGGCGATAGCGTGACGCTGGACTTCCACGGCCTTCTGGCCGGCGGCACCTTTCTGATGGATGGTGGTGGTGTGCACTACCTTATCTCATACCTGCCGCCGGGCTGAACCGGGCGGCGGCATGAGATGCGGCCTTGCGTCTTAGAGCTTTTCCAGCTTGGCGAGCCTCATAAGGAACGAGCGCGCCTCCGGTCCAGGCTCAATCACAACCCAGCCCTTGCCCACCACCTCGGCCACGACCATCGGCGAGTCAGCCAGAACGTGCCAGCGTGTTTTCTGCTCCAGCCACCACGTTGACTGGTCATTCAGATCTCTTTCCGGGTTGGGCGCGCACGACATCCAGCAGCTGCCAGCGACACGATGCTGCTGTCCGCCGAGGTCATCGGGCATCTGCAGCCAGTTAGGCGAAAAGCTGGGGTCGAACACCACCTGCCCGTCAGCCCCCACGCTTTTGTTATCGCCAGCTTCCCGTATTGTCCAGATAGTCATGTTTTGATCTGCCTTACTGTTTGCTGTACCGTGTTGCGCTGCCGTTATATTGTAGGGTGTTAGCCCTGTGCACGCACCGGCCATGCGTTGCCAGTGCTGGCGCGTATGGGCACCCTATGCGCCCCGTTACAGGCCCCTACGCGCCCCTACGCGCCCCTGCGCGCCCCTATGCGCGCAGGTTAGGACGCACCCTTTCTGTCAGCGCGATGCCTTCCCGCAACCTACGCACATCATCAGTCGTGGCATGACGCGGGGCGGGCGCTACCGGCACTCCATGATGCGCAGCAAGACGCAACACGACCGGATGCTTCGTAAAGCACAGCTGGCAACCGTATGCGCCATGTTGAATGACGCTATCGAGCCAGTCGATTGCGTTGTTGTAGGCGATGCGCTCGTGCCACTTTGCCTGCTTAGGCAGTGCGCTCAGCTCTAACTGCAGGTCGGCCTGCAACCTCGCACAAGCCGCACGCTGTTCCCCACTTACTGCCTGTTTGTAGTCAATCATGGTGGCCCCCTTGCACCACCATACTAACATGCAGGCAGTTATGCGCAACAATCACTCATGGCAGCAAAGGGAAGTCGTCACGGTAGTCTGCCAGCAGGCCAGTCTCTTTGTAGACCCGCGCTCTTTCATAATCAATGTCCAGCACGGTCCTCCGTCGCTCAGCAAGCAGGTGAGGTGGGAACACTGTGGCGCGTGCGGCCCACAAGGGACCCATATCCACGTCAGTTCGACCACTTTGAGACAGTATCCGTCCTGCCTCACGGTCTATGTCCCGCCCGATGTAGTAGCGACCCTTGGTCAAGCCGTAGAAGTCGCAGAGGATGCTTTCGGTCATTGCGAAGTCAATGCCGTGTCTTGCCCAGGGGATGCGGGGGTTTGGAAACAGGCTGCGTAGCTTGGCCAGTAGCGCGTCACCATACACCTGCATGACCTCCGTGCTGGTTTCCGCTGATAGGCCCGTCAGCACCACCAGTCCCTTTCGTGGGCCTGTGGCTCCTTCCAATCCAAGGGTTGCTGGCTGCACTGGTAGCTGGTTCACTTTCTGTAGCAGCTCAGCTGTCGTGTAAGCGCCCCACCTTCCGTTACCCCACACGCCTTCCAGCCTGTTCAGAAGGCTTAGCCAATCTGCCTTTTCGTTACCAGTGAAGTCATGTGTGAAGAAGCTGTAGAGGCTCCCGTGCGGTCTGGCTTGCGATGCCAATGACTCAACATGCTTGCAAACACTGCTTGCTCGCAGGTTGCGTCTTTGCGTTCCGATAGACCATCGGTCCGCTATTGCTGGAAGTGCCTGCATCGGACGTGTTGTTGTCCACGCACAGTAGGCTGATCCCAGGTTGTAGAAGGCCATGTAAAGGAAGCTGGACCACAAGCCTTCATCAACACTCGTGCCGCGCTGTAGGTGCACCAGCATCGGATGGAACGGGTCGTAGTCGAGCGTTTCCAGCTGACGACGTGCAAAGCGAATGAACACAGACCACAAGGGCCATGACGTTGGATCAAGCGCATCTGTCATAGATCTCTCCACAGCGGCAACGTGGCGCAGGCAAAGCCGCCCCCCATTGCCCTGATGTTAGCCATCGGCAGAACATGAACTTTGATGCCTTTTTTCTCCAGCATGGCTCGCACTCCTGGGCAGTCCTCTGCCATCACGACTTCCGCCCTGTCCAGCACGAGCCAGTTCATGCCGAGCTTGCTGCCAACCTCATCATTGACATTCAGACTGACGCACTCGCCCGTCCATCCTGGCAGTGGCTCGACATCTGCGCGGTGGTAAAGCACCCCGTTGAGGATGCGGTTGCCACCCAGCAGGTGCTGAGGCACATCAGGTCCACGCTTTTTGGTTCGATAGAGGACTTGATCTGATGGAAGCTGCGAGCGCATCCATAAGGCCATGCCTTGTGTTGTGCGCCGTCCGGTTGCGATTGCCCATCGGCCCTGCGAAAGCGGAAGCAGGTCTGCTCCCTCACCATAGACATCATCTGGCGCGCACACTGCCTTGATTCCAAGCCTTTGCAGCTCGTCAGCCACCCTGTCTCGTTCTGGCGCACGATGCGGCACTGGACTGCGCATCAGATACAGCGTCTGATTGACGACGGCGCCGTAATCGCGCGCATACAGGCCATCAAACAGCGTTGCGTCGGCCACGTCGACAACAACAAGCTGCAAGCGCGATCGCAAGAAGTCGTGGAATGCTTCCACTTCTGCCATCAGACCCTTTGCGTCTGGCATGGCGAGCCAGCTTGCGGGAACAGCGGCCGGCAAGGATGCCGCAAGCTTGTCAGCACTGGATACCAGCACTGAACGTAGCCGACCATCCGGGTTGACGACCTGTAACCCTACCACTGGACACCTCCATTCACGTAACCCAGCTGCTCCATGAGCTGTGTAACGTCATTCCTCTCCATCAAGCCTGCAAGTTCTGGCCGCTTGGTTGCCCAGCGTCTTTCAGCCGGCTGTTCTGTCGCCATCACTGTACGTAGCCGTGCCTCAACGGCAATCCCACAAGCGGCTGCTATTCGTTGCTCTGCTTGCGGCCTCCACAAGTCCTCGTAGTGGAGATGCCCCACCAGCGGGTGCAGAAGCGCAGCCGTGTTGGCGGCAACCCATTGCAGCACACAGGCATCAAGCAGTCCTCGTGTCGCGTGCCATCCTGGCGGCACATCAAAGCACCACCAGTCAGGCATCGCCGCCCCATCAGGCGCTGGTAGTCGATATGACCAAAAGTGTGGACCAAGCCACCCATCAAGCAGTCCGTTGACAGTCCCCGGCGCGCTGCGTCTTAGGTGTAGGTAGTGAACCGGACTGTTTGGAAACAGCGCCTCCACCAGCCCACGTCGATAGACGAGTTGTGGTGTTTTGAGTATGAGTTTGACGCCGTTTAGGCTACCCGGCTTCACCGCATCTGCTATTGGAACCAGTGGCGGCTCTTCCAAGACCGTGAGATTGGAAGCGGGCGGTCTGCTGCAACCGTCATACCAGCCTTCGTCCAGCTCCAAGCCCATAGGAGACTGAAACAACAGGCGACGCTGATGCCAATCAGAACCATGAACCAGCGGTAGAGGTTGCGACCATAGGCGCAGATCCGTGCGGACAAGCGCGCGCAGTTCTTCGATGTTTGTGAAGGAAGTGACCTCGTTACTTCCATCTACGCCTTGCGCGTTACCAGTCAATCGCAGGTATGGCTCAATCTCTCCTGGCAAGGCCGCGACGGCATCGCACCGGGCCAGCAGGTCATGCACCGTGCTGCTTCCACTACGGCTCGCAGACAACAACACCACTACACACGATGGATCACCGTGTACGGGTGATGCCGTGTCCAGAAGCAAAGCTTTCACTTTCGCAAGATCTGGCTCTGCAAGTGCGACTGGCGATGCGCTCACCGCAACAGTTCCCGTATTGCCTGGGTGACTTCATCCGGCCTCATTTCATCAGTCTGCAGCCGTACCGCGTCGGGGAAGCTGTCAGCAAACCGTGCCGCCTTCGTGTTGCGGCCGAGCATCCATGTTGGGTTCTGCGTGCTGCCCCTGGCTGTCCGTCTGGCTGTGAGTGTTGCGTCACTGGCTTGTAGATGAACACACACAACACGGATGCCAGGTAGGCCGTCAGTGAACTGACGGCAGGTAGAGGTTGTAAAGCGGTCACCATCCAGCACAAAGCCATGCAGGCGGTGATCTTGCAACAGAACATCGCGCATGTACGTCAAGCACTCTGCCGCACCGTCGTAGGGAACGGTGTCGCCGCCATCATGGCCGCCCTTTACGTAGTGACCAACGAGAGCAATCGGCGCACTCAATGTCCACTTTGGGGACTGAACAAGCGCGGTGGCCCACTTGTCGAGTAGTCCGGTGAGCGCAGTGCTTTTACCTACACCGGGCGCTCCGACGACGTAAAGCACGGTCTTCACAGCGCACCCCTGGCCTTTGCTTTTTGCAGCTCTGCCTGCGGGCTGCCGCAGCCGACGATGCCCTCTCGGTAGTAAGCCACAAGGCTGATGCGATACCAGTCCTCGTCTTTCTCTCCAACCATGTTGGTCGGCAGGGTGTTGCCATGCCACACAGTCGGGTCAAAGAACAGAACGTCGCCGTCGCGCAGGTGGGTAGCCACACGGTACTCTGGAACGACGAGATCGAATCCGTCGAACTGACCCTTTGACAAGACGACAAGGACACCAAAGCCTTCTTTGAGGTCGCCACCATCTCGGTGGTAGGCAGCCGGCACTGTGTTGTTGACGGTAATCGTAGTGAAGGGTGTGCCAGGAATGACCCACGCTGGGTCTGACTTGTCCACCACTTCCATCTGCTGCTTCCATCGCAGCGGAACAGTGCGTCGATAGAGTGCGCCGACGTCCCTAAGCATCGGCTGCAGACTGGCCCATTGATCAGGGAAGGAGCGCAGGAATGCTGTGGCCCTGCAGAACGGATGCCGGCCGCCTTGCGGCTCAAAGAAGCCGGCAATGCAGCTCGGCACACTCATCACGTTGCCTTGCTCATCGTATGTCCGGCTCTGCTTCGCCACTGTGCCATCTGCGTTGACGGCCTTGGCTGCAATGCCGCCAGCGTAGTCAGCGCGGTTGTCGCTTGTGAAGCGACGCATCCAGTGCAGTGTCGGCCTTGCTTGTTCTATTGCCTCGCTGTTCAGCTTGCCGCGTCGGACAAACAGCAAAGGTGATCCATCCGGCCCATACAGGTCGCACTCACCAGTAACCAGCATGTCGAACTGGCTTGCCTGCGGGTGCCTGCCCTTCCATGCAGCCACTTCATGCTCAGGCACCTTGGTCCGTAGGACCGCCCGCATCAGTCCTTCCAATCGCCGGCTGCCGTCAGCACAGCACGACGCACGGTGTCGGTGATGTTGTCGGTCACGTACTGGTCGGCAAGCTTGCGCACGGCCATCTGAAAGCCGTCGATGGTTTCATCATCCAAGAACAGCTGGACAAGGCGAACGCTGCTGGTCGGCATCGGCGCAGGAACGGTGTGCTCGGGCGTAGCGGGCATGACGGACGACGTGACAGGGGAAGCAGGCTGATCGGTCTGTGCGGCAGTCAGCTGGTTGATTGGAAGTTTGCTGGTGTCGCGCGGCGGCGGCTCTTCCAAGTGCATCTGATCGACTTCACCAACATAGGCGGCCACCAAGGCGTCCAGCTCAGCCGTGTTGAAGCCCAGGTCCTCGACAACGAAACCATCCAACGCCGACAGGTCGGCAAGGTGCCGCGCCAGCACAGCTTCATCCCATCCGGCCAGTTCGCCCGTGCGGTTCAGTGCAATGGAAAGCTTGCGAGCCTCCGTGTCGCTGACATCAAGCAACGCCACGCGGGCCTGCTTCCAGCCAAGGGAGCGCATGGCCTCTGCACGTCCGTTGCCGCCGATCACCATCATCGTGGAACGCTGAACCAGCAGCGGCTCTACCTGACCGTGCTCTCGCAGGCTGGCTGCGATGGCCGCGATGTTTCGCGCATCGTGCGTGCGCGGATTGGCAGGGTCGGGGCGCAGTTCAGAAAGCGCCACGGTCGTCAGGTTCAGCTCAGTGGTCGGCATCGAATACTCCAGTTGTCAGTTTGCAAGGCCAGCCAGCAGGCTGCCAGCGGCGGCCCCCACACCGCAGGCCAGCGCAGCAAGCAAGTAAGCCCATAAGGGCGCCGGGGGCACTTGCGGGGCATAGTGCGGGCGCGGTGGTGCCAGCACCAGCAATAGCTCGGTACGATCACCACGAGCTGCCGGCAGACTGGCGATGACTTTCCATCCTTCTGACAGCAGTGCCGCCAGTGCAGGACTGCGCACGCTTGTTTCCGGGTCGTCCATCGGCAGCGATAGGACCGTAGCTCGCTCTGGCAGATTGCTTGTCGTCACAGCGGCACCGTCGCCGTAAGATTGGAAGGTACGCACTGCTTTCCAACAATCAGTCCGCGCACTGCGCCATACACTTGCACCCAAACGATGCGCTCATTCCTATGGAAGATGGAATGCTGCTGCTCCATGCGAGTGTATTCGCGCAGATCTCTTGCGGACACGCTCCCCAGTGTTGCACCTTGCACGATGTCGCCATGCTCCAGCACTACCTGCTCTCGCGTCGAACCGTTTAGCATGAAAATCACCTTGCACTGCACTTGATAGGTGGTCACGCCTCTGCCGTTGTCGGCCCCGCGTTTGTGATTGCGTGCTCCAGTGCAGCTTCCCAGACCTCGGGGTCAAGCTGCCAGCTGTAGTCAGGCAACGCTTGCAGCTTTTGTTCAGCATACAGCAGGCCGATTGCCGTGATTACGTCGTGCCAGCTTGCACGCACACCGGCATGAGCACAGCTGACCGAGTAGAACGACACAAGCTCGCTCATCGCCTCGCCAGGAGGAGGAACCACGTCCAACACCGTTGCCGGCTTTCCGGTTCCCAGGTCCACCAGCGACACGCCCTCGTCCAATGACTCAAGATGCAGGCTTGTTCCATCCTGATGGACAACAATGCCAGCCATCAGCTCTGTTCCATGCTGGACGACAACCAGCCTGCCAATCAAGCCACCCACACTTTGAGCGGGCCGCTGCCCAGCGCCCACAGCTTCCGCAACCGTCAGTCGTGCAGCGTGCTGTGTCGTCAAAGACACCTGCAGCACTTCGTCAAGCTGATACACAACATCAGTCGCCGCTCTTTCCAACAGTCCGTGCACGCGCACGCGCACCACCAGCACTGCCTGTGATGCCGTCACGCTGACCGTAGCCTGCCGCACCTCGGCATGACCTCGCGCAAGGTGACGCCCGTCCTCTGCGGATAGCTCCAACGCACACAGGTCAAAGCCCCCGGTTGTGCTCGCCTTGCCACGCGCACCATCACCACCACTGGCGAATGCTCGTGCAGCACCGGGCACGTAGCTGTCCACCAATGCAGCCGCCTGTTCGTCTGGAACCTCAATAGAAAGGTCGTAGTCCCACACGATGCCGGCGCCATCCCTCCGAGGGGTGGCGCGGACCAGTCGCATGACCGCGCTGGTCGGTAGGTTTCGCAGATCGAGCATCAGCCCTCCTGCAGAAGTCATAGGGCGTTTGCTTCCAACGCGCACAGGTGACTTACGCAGCCGACTGATCCACACTTGTAGCCGTTGCGACCCGTGCAGCCAGAACAACCCTGATGCTGCTCGCGTGCCATGCACTACCGATACGGGGCAGGTGTCCCGCTTCCAACAGCAGCGCGCCCACCCGGCGCAGGCTGTTCCCCTCGGCGTGCAGCTGCTGCGCCAGCACGATGGCTGCCTGCTCGGCAGGCACCGGGTGCAGCTGCCCCTCGGCGTCGGCCTGCCACCCATAGGGCGCGCGCCCGCCCGTGTACGCACCCTCTGCCTTCATGTGCGCCATCGCCGCGCTGGTGCGCTCTCCGATGGTTTCACGCTCCCACTGTGCCACGGACATCAGCACGTTGAGGACGAGCCGCCCGCCTGCCGTGCGGGTGTCCACCTGCTCCTGCACCGACAGCAGCGCCGGGCCGTCCTTGCGCCCGAACCAGCCGTCCAGCAGCGCGCCCAGGTCGCGCACGCTGCGCGTGAGGCGGTCCAGCTTGCACACCAGCAGGGCGTCAGCCTTGCCGCTGTCCAGCATGGCCAGCGCGCGCTGCAGGCCCTCGCGCTCCAGCGTCTTGGCGCTTGCGCCCGCGTCCACCACCACCTCGACCAGCTCCACGTCGTAGAGATCGGCGTAGAGCTGCACCTTGGCGCGCTGTGCGTCAAGGCTTACGCCAGTATCTGCTTGTTTGTCTGTGCTCACGCGCAGGTACGCGACGGCACGGGTGCGAGTGATGTTGCTGGTCTTGCGGCTCATTATGTCGGCCCCATTGCTATACCACAAGGGTAACATGCAACCCGTTACGCTTGCAATAGGCGCACTGCAAGTTTTTACTGTTCCACTGCACGACTAAACCCGTCATGCGCTCGGGTCAGTATGTGCTGCGAGCGCGGAGCCACGCCCAGAACGGCCGGCTGGTGTGCCCTCCCAGGTGTCGGCATACACGCAGCTTTCCGGGTCATAGAACTGAACGACGCGCGCGCCTTGTAGACCGAACTCTGATCGGCACTTGTCCACGTAAACCGCCGTCGCGGGGTGCTGCACTGCCCGTCCTGGCAAAATGCGCTCTACCACGATGCCTACGTGTGCATCCTGTCTGATGGCGCTCGCGCCTTTGAGGTCACCGAGCATGACGCGGCGCTGTTGCGTCACTGACAGGTTGTTGGGGTGGCAGATTAGAACCAGCGTCACTTCCCTTTGCACCGCAAACACAGCCATCTTGCGCACAGCATCCTCAATGGCCCTGCGCTCATCCTCTGCCCCTGTCACAAGGAAGCCGAGGTGGTCAATGACTGCCATCTTTACACCACGCCGCCGGACGGCGTAGCCGACAGCCTCCAGCACTTGCTCCACACCAAGCTCGCCGTAGTGATCCAGCACGTAGATTGGCAGCTGGCCCAGCTGCGCCATCGCCGCGCGCCGTTCGTGCTCGCTTGCATGTGAAAAGTCGCCACCCAGCTGTGCGCGCAGCAGCTTCTGCACCGTGCCGATTGGGCGCTGTTCGAAGCTGGTCAGCATCACGGGCACGCCGCGCAGTGCCTGCTCGCGCGCCACCCACGTCGTCCACGATGTCTTGCCGGCTGCCGTGTCGCCCGTCACAACCACAAGGCCGGGACGCCAGCCGCCCAGCGCCTCGTCCAGCTTGGCGCTTCCAATAGGCAGCCCTCGCAGCTCAGCCGGTCGCTGCACCAGCTGCTCGATTGCATCGGCGTAGGCGTCTACGCGGACAAGCTTGACGTCCAGCATCGGCGCTGCGGCATCAAGCGCAGCGTGGACCGTCCGCTGACCAACGCACGCTGCAAGGCAGTCGGCGGCATCCTTTGCCGGTAACTTGACGCGACTACACCTTTCCCTGCCAAGCTTAGCGGCAAGTGCCAGGGCGCCCTGCTCGCCTGCATCATCAGCATCGTATGCCAGTAGAAAGGAGCGGTAAGGCTCCAATGTGTCCAGCCATTCGTCCAACCACGTGCCTGCACCAGCAGTGCCCGTGACCACGTTGGACCGCAGCCCGTACTGCCAAAGTGCGAGCACGTCCAGCTCACCCTCGGTTACGATCACTTCACTGTTTGGATCACCATCAAGTTGATGAATGCCAAACAGTGTGCTCGTGGCGCCTGGGCATCGTAGGTATATCTTTTTCACCTGCCCGGCCTTGCAGCGATCACACCCAGCGCCGCCGCACCGCAGGCATGTGCCTGGAACGCTACGGAAGCGCATGTTCATCGGCTGGCCTTGTGCATCCAGCACCGGCAGCGCCACGTACTGCTCCAACACTCGACCGTCTGCTGCGCGCAAAAAGTGTGCACCAACGCGCCAGTGTTTCAGTGTCTCGTCACTAAACCCGCGCCCCTGCAGGTAGGCGAGCACCTGTGCACCCTCGTCTGCCCATAGCGCCGCCTCACACTCGGCTGGTAGGTCTGTCCTCCATCCAAACGGGCCGCCCTGTTGCGGGGTGGGTGCCACAACCCCGGCAGGCCCCGTAACAGGCCCCGGCGCGCCAGCGGCGGCCGGTGTAGCCGGTGCCGGTGTGGGCAGCCTACGCACCGCAGGCGCGCCCTTAGCGGCTGTGGTGCGCCCCGCGTCGTCGGTGGTGCACCAGCCCTGCGCCGCGCACCGCTCACGTAGCTGCGTGCGCTGCTCGGGCGACAGCTCACGCAGCCGCCCGCCCAGCCAGCCCAGCGCCAGCAGGTCGGGCACGTCGCCCGACGCATCGCACCGGAAGCACCGCCAGCCTTGGCCGTCCGTGCGCGCTCCAAGCGGGCCGCGCCGGTCATCGGTGCCACGCTGCTCGGCCTTGCACGACGGGCAAGGCGTCAAGCCAGAACCACGTGTCACACGTAGATTGATGGCCTGAGCCGCCTGCGCCACGGTGGCCGCGCCCTTTACTTCGTCAATCCAGCCCACCGTCGCCTCCATCCAGCAGGTGCGCCACGTGCTCAACGTTGATCAGTTGGTACACGTTGTCACCGTCCTCGTTGCGCTCAACCATCACAATGTCAGCTCCGTACCCGCGCAGTTCGCTGATACGGCTGGAATACTTCAGCGCCAGCTCAGCCAGCTCGTGCGTGCGCACACCCTCGGCGCCGCGCCGCACGAACAGCTGCAGCATGGCGGCGCACTGTGCCGCCAGCCTGGGCGGGCGCGGGTCCGGGCTGGTGGTGGTGCCCGCCGGGCCGCGCCGCCGATACGCTGCCAGCGGCCCCAGGTCCGTACCATCGCCGCCCGCTGCCGGCTGCTGCCGCGCCGCCCACTGCTCCACCAGCTGCAGGCGGTCGGCCAGCTTGCCGAGGCGCAGCAGGTTGTCCAGACCCAGGTACGTTCGCCGCTGGTCGTTCTGGCCACGCCAGAACCGGGCGGCTGGCTCGTCTGCCTCGTAGGCGAACGCCACCAGCTGAACCAGCTGATCGGCGGTGGCCTGCTGCAGCGCCGCGCGCACCTGCCGCTGCACGGCTTCTGCCAGCACACACGCGCCGGGTCGTGCCTGCCGGTCGCGCCACGCCGCCCACACGCGCTCCACTTCCTGTGCCGCGCTCGGTGCCGCTTGCCTGACAAGGCCCCAGCTTCTTGGGCTGACACGCTTTCCCTCGGCTGCGGTGGCCGGGCGCCCCAGCTGCCTCTCCAGAAGTGCCAGCACCACGTCACGCGGCGGGGCTGGCCGGTCGCTGCACCGGGGCAGCGCCAGCGCACCCGTAGTCGGCTGGTCCTCGTGCTGCCGCACCAGCCACGCCCATGTTTGCGACCCACGAATGATGTCGTTGTGCGACCACAGCGCCAACAGCTGCGCCTGCTCCAGCCGGCGCACCACGGCCACCGCGTCCAGACGCTCAGCTCCGAGCGGCAGCAGCGGCACCAGCTGCGCGCTGTCCACCTGCACGATGCCATCCCTGTCGGCCTGCGCAGTTAGGTACAGCAGCACCATCCGATGCTGTGCGTCCAGCAGCTGCACCCTCGCGTCGTCCCACCACGTCGCCCGCAACACTACGTCGCGCATCACTTCCTCCCTGCTTTGCTTCACATGACAACGCCCGCCCGGTGCTGACGCCGGGCGGGCGCATCGTGTGTTTTAGAACGGGATGTCTTCGTCCTGCGCGTATCCGCCGGCAGCCTGGGCAACGGCTCCGCTTCCGCCACCAGCAGCAGCGCGCTTGTTTTTGCCTTCGCGGCACCACTTTTCTGCGTCGTTGATGGTGTCCTCCATCGCCTCGGTCACTTCGCCGCCGTAGTGACCGAACTCCTGCACCTTGACGCGGGTCTTGCCGTTGTAGGTTTCCTCGGCCAGCGTCACCCACACCGGGCGCCGGGTGAGTACCGACCAAGTGGCCTCGCCATCCAGCGCGTCCCAGGGCGCGGTCTGCCCCAGCGCCTTGGCCAGCTGCTGGACGCGCCATGCGGCACGCTGCGTCAGGGTCAGGGTGTCGTAGAACAGACCGCGCACGTCGGCGCCGCTACCCTCGGGGTCGTCCACCACGCACCAGCGGGTGTCAATCTTGTCGTTGCCGGCGTTGCTCTTGCCGTACTCGATGTCAGCGCACCAGACCAGCTTGCGACCGGGCCGGACGTCGGGGCGCCGCTTGCCACCACCACCACCAGTCGCAGGCGCGCTGGGATCCACCATGAAAGACATTGTTGTACCCTCACTTTTGCCTGTTGTCTGTTGTCACTAAGCCGTGCGCCGACGACGGGCCGGCTGATTGGGATCCGGGGCCTCCACGCGAGGGGCCGTCGGCGCCTGTGCACCATCCACGCTGCTGGTCGCCGTACCGTTGAGCTTCGCCAACCATGCCGTGATGTTGGGCGGCTCCACCGGGTCAAGACCCGGCAACGCCTTGGTCAGCAGCGTGGGCGGACCCTGCAACAGAACGCGGTGCTGCACGGTGATGGTGCCGTCCTCGGCCTTGGCACGCTCGCGGTACACGTACCCGACAAGCGAGAAGTAGCCGGCGATCTCGTTGGGCAGCTTCTTGCCATCGAAGGACGGCTGCGTGTACCGCTGCCCGGTGCCCTCGTCGTTGTCGCTGGCCGCCAGCGCGATGCAAACCACGTGGAACGGCAGGTCGCGCACCGTGCGCACGAGCTTCCGCATCCGGTCGGTGAGCGTGCCCCAGTCCTGCAGGCTGAACGACTCGCCGCCCGGCTGCCCCTTGCGGCTGGCGATGATCTCGTCTCGCAGCATACGCTGCAGCTCGGTCAGGCTGTCCAGCACGATGGTCTGGCACCCGGTTTCCTTGGCCAGCGAGCCGTCCAGCGCAGCCTTGAAGAACGCGCGCACGGTATCCATGTCAGACGCCTGCACCACCACGGCGTCCGGGTTCGCCGCCTTGATGGTCGGCAGGCCGTTGGCCTCTGTCAGAAGGTAGCACGGGCGCGGCGCAGTGCTGGCTGCGTGCGTCTTTCCCGCGCCGCTATCGCCGTACAGCAGCGCCTTGACCTTCACATCTGCGGCAGGCATCTCACCCACACGGGACCAGTTCAGAACGGACATTCCACACCTCCTGCCGCCTCTTTTGCGGCTTGCTCGTTGAGTTTCTTCACCGCGTTTGCCGTGAGCCAGCGCACTGACGGGCGCCGCTCAAACACCGCACGGCCCTCTGCACTGTCTTGCTGACAGATGCCGGTGAACGGGCAGCTGCCACCCGGCGTCCGGCACAGCGGCACGCGCGGCCACTGCTCAGCCACACTTTCATCATCGGCTACCGTGCCACCGATACCCGTAGCGGTGCCGACAACCGCGCGCCGCCAGCCCGACAGCCGCACCGCCTCGGCATACAGCTCCACCTCGTACCGTCGCAGCTGCTCGGGCAGGTAGCGACCGAACTCGCGGTGGTACAGGCTGCCGTCCACGCTTTCGCGCAGGTGCTGCAGCAGATCCCGCAGCGCCTGCAGCTCGTCCGGCTTGTAGCGGGCCGCGTCCTCGGTTGCGAGCACCGCATCCATCACCCAGCTGGGCACCCGCTGGCGCTTGTCGGTGCTCAGCTTGCCGCTGGCCAGCCGCTTCGGGTCGCGCTGGTGCCCGCTGCTGGCCACGTCCCACACGTAGCCCTCCACCTGCCGGCCATCGCCCCAGCGGCCCGTGCCCGTGAGATACCACAGGGCGCGCAGGTAGCCGGGAAGCTGAGTGTCGAGGCCCAGGTTCTCACCATAGGTGGCCGGGCTGGCGCTGGTCTTGGTTTCCCACAGCCACAGGTTGCCGCTACGACGGTTGAGCACCACAGCGTCAAGCTGTGCAAGCTGATACCAGGGCAGCACCACTTCTTGGACCTGCGTAGCAGTGTCACCAGCATCGGCCAGCCGCCATCCATCCTGCGTCGTCACCACCGGCACGCGGCTGCGATAGTGCTCGCCCGTGCGCGGGCTGGTGATCGGCGCCGCCACAGGCAGCTCCGTTGCCAACACCTGCCAGTCGTCGCGCATCCCCTGGCCGTACACGTGAAGCCATCCGTTTACGGCGCGGCGCAGGCGGTCCACCTCGCCCTCCACGCCTCCCTCGTCAGGGTCGTACACCTCGGGCGTGGCCCGCAGCTGCTGCGCCACGTATTCCACTGCGCCCAGCCCCGTGCCGAAGCACAGCGGGCACGCGCTGTCGGCGCCGCCGCAGTGCAGGCAGCGGTCCAGCCCCTCCACAGGGAACAGCTCCCCGTCGTGGTGCTGGTGCCAGCCGAGCACGCGCTCCATGACGGCATGGTAGGCGCTGCCGAACCGCATCGCGCCGCTGGCTTCGCCGCGCAGGCCGGTGCCGTACTCGTACCACCACCGACGCGGGCACCACGCCGACTTGCGCTCGCTGTTCGTCAACACCATTGCGCCGGGCGGAAGCCCCAGCACGCCACTCTCATAGCGGGGGGCAAGCGTTGCCGCCGCCCTAAACCGCTGCAGCTGTCGTTTGACACGTTGAGCCACTGTGCACCTCCTGCGTTGGTGGCTGCCTTATAGTAGGCACCCACACACTAACCCGCACAGGGTAATGGTGCACAATGTTATAGGCTACCACCCCAGCGCACGACGGAGCGCATCTGGCCCATTGTTCCTCGCCACTGGCGCTGGGACCTGTAATCCCAGAGCATCCCGATACGCCTGTTCCCGCGCACGCCACTGGCCACGGAACGGCGTCGGGTCCACTACGTCCACGACCACGGGCTGTGCCTTGCCGTCCGCCGTGCGCATCACTCGCCCGATGCGCTGCACCGCTCGCCCTGCCGCTCGCCCGGTGCTCGCCACGATCACGCAGTCCAGCACCGGCACGTCCAGTCCCTCGTCTGCCAGCTGCGTTGCAACCAGCACTTGCAGCTGTCGTGCGCGAAGTTGGCGAAGTTGCGATGCTCTTGCTTCCTTCCCTGTCGCACTGGTGGCATCAGCCGCGCTGACGCCACGTGCGCGAAGATGGGCAGCAAGCTGCTGAGCTTGCTCAACACGCGGGACCAATAGCAGGGTTGTTCTACCAACACTTGCGGCGATCGTTGCCAGCTGCAGTAGTAGCTCGTGTCTTTCCGGGTCGTCTACCAGCTGCTGCAGTGCACGCGCAATCACAACCTGACCCTTTGAGGTCATGCAAGCTTGCAGATCAACCCGTGCAGCACTGAACACTGGCAGGATGATTGGCTGCATGAGGTAGCCACCCGCCAGCAGCTGCTGGGTTGTGATCTCGTACAGCTGCTCGCCCAGCGCCAGCTCCAGCATGACGCGCATCCCGTCGCCGCGCTCGGGCGTGGCGGTGACACCCCACCTATGGCGAGCAGGCACTTTGTTCATCAGTGAACGGAACGTAGAGGCTGGCGCATGATGACACTCGTCCATCACCACCGCTCCAGCACTTCCCAACAATGGGTCTGCTGCTGCGCCAGCGCGAACCAGTGTTTGCACCATTGCAACCGCAATCTCTGGCTGTCCATCCTGCCCCCATCCAAGGGGGCTGAAACGCGACCGCCCGCCAGACACTACACGTACTCGGCATCCCCAGCTTCGCAGAAGCTTTGTCCACTGATCAAGCAGATCGTGCGTGTGGACCAGCACCAGCCCAGGCTCGCCAGAGGCAACCAGTGCGCTGCTCGCAATCACAGTCTTGCCTGCTCCGCATGGAGCAACGACGTGACCTTGCACACCGAACAACATCGCTTCCACAGCTTCGCGTTGGTACGGGCGCAGGTTGACAGGTAGCTTTTCGATAGGAACACGGCGGAATGCTCGGCTCACAACCGAGCTTGTCCACTGCAGTTCTGCACCGTGCAGCGCCGCTTGCTGCCGTACCATCTTCACTGCTCCACGTGGAACATGGAGCCAGTCTGCTCGCTGCTCCCACAACGGCAGCAGGGCGGGCAGGTGTGATGCGGACACCCCAGCACGAGCCATCTGCTCGCGCTCCGGGTTCTGAACAGTCACCATTGCCTGCACAGCTTGGACGAACCGCAACGGAAGGCCCTGAGAGTGGAGGGCCAGTGTTGCTGCGATGTGTGCGGAGTTTGGCATTGTCGTGGTGGGAAAGGGGGCCGGCTGCGTACAGCAAGGAGCACAGTGTCAGCAGCGCAGGGAGATGCGCAGCCGGCCCCTGACCCGTTTTAGGCGCAGGGGGTGCGTTTAGCACACCTGCGGGCTACAAACAGGTTGCCGTAAACGCCACCACGCGCCTACGGCTGCCACCACGGACCCTTCACGATCATGGCGACAGCCAAACCCTATCACACAGCAAGTGTGGTGTCGAGTCTTGCATTGCCGGTTGATCCTGCTGCACTGGCGGGTCGTCGCTTGGAAGCGGCACTTCGCGCTGCAGCATCAAGTGTGGGTGCGCTTGGCGTCGGTCTACGGGCCGCGATGTACGGCTGGTCTGTTCAGCTGCGTCAAGCGCAGCGCCTTCCGTGTGGTAGGTGGTATGTAGAAAGTTGTCCAAGCTACGTGGCAACGGTTGAGGGCTGTACCCGCTGGGCCGCGACGCTGGCATGGCGTTTCGCTCAACACTTGGTCGGATGGGCAGAGGTCGCAACGGAGCACGCGCGCGTCCTTGGCGCGCAGTTACGACGCATCCGGTGGGGAAGCCGATACGGTCGGCATATTGTGCTGGAAGGATGGCAGATTGCCGGACTTCGAGCAGCGTCTGGCGCCAGCGTATGCCAGTCTGCCGACTTGGAAGTAGAAGCAGCAGATGCGCTGGCTCGTCTACGGGCCGGGTCACGCACCGCGACCATACGTTGCCCCCTGCACGACGACAACACGCCGTCACTTGTGCTTTGGGCGAATGGTGGGGCGATGTGCATGGCATGTGAGCAAGTCGATGGAACCGCGCCCCGTTGGGCGTGGCTGGCCGCCGGACATAAGGTGCGCCTGTTGCCTGCAAGCCGCACCAGCACGGCATCGCAACCTTACCGGCACAATAAAAGCCCCCCCATACTGGCCCCCGGCCCTGCGCGGGCCGCTGCCTCTGCCACGGGTGGCCCGGCCCCCCTTACGGGCTACAGCGCCCCTGTTGGGGGGTGTGTGTTGAGCGGCCCTGTGCGCAGCGGGCACACCATCGCGCTGCTGCGTGCCTCTATATCGGCCTCTGGCCGTGCGACTACATGGCGAACACCCGGCAATCGGGCCACGGGCGGCGTTTTGGTGGCCTTGCAGCGTGCGGAGAGGCTTAGCCGGACGCCGGCAGCCGCACAGCGCGCCCATGATGCTGCGGTGTTCGGTGATGGTCTGCCAGCTCGTGCTGTATTGCCAGATCGTCTGCTTAGCGTCTCCACAATGGGCCGCGCGCCTCATGGCGGTTGGAATACTCCGCAAGCGCCGCGATGCCAGGACTGGGTGTTGGTTGACATTGACGATATTGTGCTGCCAGACGACGTTACAGGGCTTGCGGAAGCACTGGCAGCGTCAGTGGTGATGGATGGAGAGGCAAGCGGCAGGTGTGCGGTTGTCCGCACTGGCCCTGTCGGGCTGCAAGTGTGGGTTGAGCTTCGCTATGCGCGTCACAGCGCGGCCACGTGGCACCAGCAGCCTGCGGTGCGCGCGTGGCACGCTGCGCTGGGCGCGCGGGTGCTCGTTGCGGCGCGCGCGCATGGCGCACAGGGCGGCCACGCCGACGCCAGCGCCTGCGCGGCTGGTCGTTTTGGAAGGCGGCCCGGCTGGAGGCTCGTGGACGGTACGCCTTACCGTGCACACCTGCTGCACGTCAGCTGCTGACAGCCTGTCGCAGCTTGTTCATTAGCGCCACTTCCAAACACCGCGCCTCTACCTCCCACGGGCGACTGAAGTATGGAATATCCTCTACCGCGCCCATATCTACTCCTTCCCACCACGCATACAGCTTGCTGTCATTCGACCTGTGGTATTGCAACCGGCCGCTAACGGATTGTTGTACGTGAACCAGCTCGTGAGCCAGGTCTTGTATCTGATCAATCAACCTGCGATCCCTATGCAGGATGATGGTGAAGTCCGTGCACGGCTCGTTGCTGTTTACGGGCAGGTATGAGATAGCGACCGTGCCCCGTTGCATCTTCGTAGCCCTCACCTCAATGCGGAGGTTCAGGATGCACGCAAGCTCGGCATTCATAAGCTCGCGCATGAAGAAAAGAGATGCGCTTTCCAGCACGTCGTGATGCTTTTTGCCGCCGCGTTGAAGGATAGTGACGTTGGTCTTGTTGCTCTTTGTTGCCATGTGCTGCTCCTGCTTACATGTTTACGGTAACATGTGCAGGGTTACAGTGCAATGGGCTACCATAACTTTTTGCTGTTCTGCCCTACAATCACAGGCAGATGTCCGCCAATACGGCAGAATGGCAAGCCCAGATCGTGCAGCTGCGGAAGGCTGATGCTTGCACTACCACGCGGCAGTTCGCGTCCAGCCTCGGCAGCCTCGTGCCATCGTGCCCATACTGGACCAAGGCGCAACCAGGGGAGCACCCATCGTGTGTCACTCGGCTGATGTCGTAGCAACACGACCCCAAGCCCGCCCTGTGCTTCCCATGCTGTCAGACGTCTGGCCTGATGAGCGTGCAGCTTGTTGAGCTGCCAGCGATCGGCCAGACAGTCTTTGGCCTCTGCTGCAATGGCGTGGCCATCGGACAGCAAAACGTAGTCTGGCGGACCTTCCGTGGCATAAACCGCCACGAACTGACCGCCAGACATTGAGCGAAGGATGCGCATCGGAGGTGGTGTCCGCAACACCACTGCTTCGCCCCTTGCTTCATACCGTGCGTGCCACAGCTCCAATAGCTGTTCCCATGCACGGCCTCTGTTTGCGTGACTCACGCGGTTCGCTGACGTCGCAGCTGTGCAAGGTGCAGCCCATCAGGTCGAATGACAACCTGACGCTTGCACAGGTGGCACAGTAGAACGATCGCGCTCCAAGGCGGGCGCCTATCGTCCGTGCCCGTTTTCCACTGCGAGCACAGCTGCGGGCGCACCCCGAGTAGCGCGGCAAGGTCTTTCGACCGGGTGCCGGGGTTGCGACGATGCCACTCTGCTGCCAGCTCTGCAAAGACTTCCACAAGTGGAAGGTCTTGCCCCGCTTGCAGTTCACGTAGCAGCTGCGCCTCGTGCACTTCTTCTTCCTGCTCCACTTCCGCTACATCACTCATGCTGCACCCTCCATACGCGCGCGCAGGCGCGCCACACGACGACGGGCGCTGAACGGCGCGCACCCGCACGCTTGACCAAGTTCTTCGCCGACAAGCCCTTCCGCATACGCAAGAGCAGCCTGCCACTCGTCCGGCTCTGCAATCTTCCGGGCCTGTGCCGCCAGCACCCACGCCTCAGCGGTGGGAGCAACCACGGGATGAGACGCATCTACCAGCTCGTCCTCCTGCATCCGACGACGTCGCTGGTCGATCATCGCACTACGAACTGCGCGCGCCTGCCACCAGACCCATGTGGAAGGCTTGGCGACCGTGTTGTCGTACACGTGCCACCGCTCCACCAGCCGCACCAGCAGTGCGCTGTGCAGGTCGTCGGCATCCAAGCCGGTGCCGCTGGCCATGCGCCACGCGGCGCACTTCACCACCTGTGCATGTTGCAGGACCCATCCCCAGGCTTCACTATGCTCACTCATGTGGCCTCCGTGCGGCTATGCCGCTGTTGCTGACCATTGCAGTATAACACCGCAACGGGTAGCGCGCCACCCATAACCACAACCAAAAAACACTATCCATCACGAGAACGACGCCAGTCATAGTCTTTGCCCGTGGCCGGACCAGCGTGTGCATTGCGTCGCCACTCGTCGGTTCCGTCATACTCGTGCGAAACGGCGTTCAGCACGTGCGCCTCACCGTAGCCGGGCAGTGCCATCCATCCATGCGCCCAGCCGGGGGGAACAATGACCTGAGCAGCATTGCGCTCTGCATGAAGCATCACTTCATGTACCGGCGGCAGTTCATCACCAAGCCGGCTGGCGCGATTGTGAGCGCGCAAGTCGTACAGGGCCAGCAGCACGGCGCCGCGCAGCACCGTGAAGCGATCGGACTGCTGCGCGTGCAGGTGCCAGCCCTTGACTACACCCTCGGCTGTGGTGCTGACGTAGATCTGTGCCACTTCGCCACGACGCGGCAGCTGCACCTCGCCCGGCAGACGCTCTCGGTGCCAGCTTGTGCGATGCAGCTCCACCAAGGCGCCCCGCGCATCCACGTGCCAGCGTAGCGGGCGCACCTCGATTGGACGAGCGTGCCACGGCTCGGTTCCGCCCAGCGTGCGGAAAGACGGCGGCTGCACCTGCTGCGGAACGCTGGCCCAGCGCAGGTAGCCGGCGTCTTGATACATCAAGTGAATGTCTTGCTCGTCGGTTGTCACGGTTGGTCCTTGATGTTTAGGGTGATTGTAGGGACCAGCTCAATGCTTGGTGAGTATCCGTATACCTTCACCCACAGGTCGCGTAGCTTCCCGTACACAACCCCGCTCGGCTGTCCGCTTCGCTGGTCAAGCACGTGCCACAGCGCAACATCAACAGCAATGGCGGACTGATGTTGAGCATACAAAGCTCGCAATCGAGGATCCATTGCTTCCCATCGTGCTGCCCAGCGCAAAAGGCGACGCATCTGCACTTCATCCAGCCCGTCAAGGCCGACAAGCGCCAGTCGTGCGCCCTCTAAGAGAGATCCAACGGGCGCCCACCATCCAGCCAGATCTTGCAGTCGTGCGCAAGCTTGCAGCACTTGCGCGATGACAAGGACAGGGTGCCTCAACACGACCAGATCAGTGTTTTTGCTCACGTTGCTTGCTCCACGCGCCCTTGCGATGATCATTGTCGTTATCAGTGTAACCTTTCGCAAGTTACAAAGTCAAGCGGGCCGCAAGTAAAGACTTGACGGCCCGACATGATGTTCAGCAGCTTATTCAGCTATCAAGGCACAATCACACCATCACTTTCTGACGCTCAATGAAACGGTGGACGTCCAAGTGCGCATCAACCCAGTCGCCGTAAGTGAAGTCAGCTACACGGAAGAACGGTGCGCCTTCGCTCCAATAGCGGCCGTCACGCTGGCCGCAGGAGCGAATGCAGGCCGGTCGCCCAATCCGTCTGAACACTTCCTGCCACGGGGGAGCAACATTGACCTCCAACGTGTTGATGATGATCTCCCACTGCTTTTCAGTGGCGCTCCACCACCTGTCACCCATGTAGATGTACGCGACAACCATTGAAGTCTCCATGATTAGTTGAGACGGTCGCACCAGCGGTGCGCGTCAGCCAGCTCGGTGTCGGTGGCGCCTCGTGTCGCCCGCATCGGCTCCAGAAACTCGTCCACGCACCGCTCCTCGTCCACCTGCAGGCGCTCCGACAGGTCGGCGTGCGCCTCTCGGCCCTTGGCCTGCTGAACCGGGTCCGGTTGCAAGAACGCCCACAACATGAGGACGCCCAGCAGAGCGAACGGCGCGGCGATGATGATGTTGGCCAGTGCGTACACGAGCACGCCCACTGCGCGGCTCATGCCTGATCCTCGTCGGCCTGCTCAAAAGTAGCAGCGTCGGAGTAGTCGAAGTCATACCCGTCCCAGCTGTAGAAGTCCCAGCCACCATCGGGACCGGGGCAGCGGACGATCATCGTGTCGCCCACAACCTTGTAGCTGATGTCTGAGAGCTTGAAGCCGGTCATTGCAATGAAGCTCTCAATGAGGCCCATATTGTGCGGAACCATCTACTCTCCCTTGCGGCTGCTGCCGCGTTGCTTGCACCATAGGTGTAACGCGGTGCGGGTTAGCTGTGCAAGGGGGGCGCCAGCATATTTTATAGTTTCCTCCAACAAGTATCGTGAGGCTGTGCTGGCAGACCGATTGCGATTGCTTCCGCTTGCGAAGCAATCACGCGCCTCAGTGCTGGATGATCAGGATGGCGGCTTGCCAGAAGCTCCGCAGGCGTGACAGGGTGTGGGCCACCCAGGTTCACCAGCTGTTGTAGCTGGTGAGTTGGAAAGGACGCCCAGAGGCCGAGCATTGGGATCAGATCCTCAACCCAGCACCTGTTGGCCTTGCTGTAGTCGTTGACCCATCTCCACTCAGCCACTTGTTCCGGGGTGGTGAAGGCAACGCGGGCCACGTGTCCGTTCGCAAGTAGAACCATCTGCTCTGCGACGAGCTTTGCAGCTGCATAAACGCCAGCCGTGTCCTGTCGGAGAACTGCGTGCACGTAGTCAGTGCTCACGTACAGTAACGAGACACTGTTGGCTTTCGCGGCGGCGATTGCATGCTGTGTTGTCAGCACCGTGTCCCGCACGCAGGCGGCTGGCTGTGCCTGTGCTCCGCTCACGTCCGTCCATGCCGCCAGCATCACGATGCGGTCGGGTTTTTGGGCGGTGACGGCGGCCATCACACTATCTGGACACGACCAATCCAAGGCAGCACGTGAAGGAGCGAATGCTTCGTGGCCCTGTTGTTCCAACCACGGCACAAAGAGCCTTCCAAGACGTCCAGAACCACCACTCAGCAGGAAACGCACGTCTACCTCACCATTTTCATCCACCCCCTAACCCATACGCGCTGTTGTATGGGGTAAGCAGGCCCCCGCAGGCCCCCGCAGGCCCTAAACGGTGCGCAATATGCCCCCTTGTGGCCTGCATACCGGCTTGCAGGGCCTGCAGCCCGCCCTATGGGCCAGCAGCGCCCCATAGCCCCCGCACGGGCCTTGTAGCAGCCCGTCCACCACCCCTATACATACACAAATCGTCAAAAAGACGACTTCCTACGGCTTTTTGGACTGATCGCACGCATCGCCTTGCAATGCCTGCACCATCAATGCCTCGATAGCACGACACTCAGGTCGTTGAGATGATGATTGGCCGAACTGCAGGCATGTAGCCCAGGCGCACTCGGCACTTCGTGGATTGCCGCCCGCATCCCGACGACACTGCACTGGCACACGTGCAAGCTCACTCCGCAGCTCAGCATCAAGCACGACAGGACGATTGGATGCTTCCACAAGCTGAGTTTGTCCGGCCTGCAAGGCAGCCAGCGTCTTACCTTGCGCGTCCAGAACGTCAGCCTGTGCCGCCAGTGCTTCCGCGGCGCTGTCGGGCCTCAACCCCCATCCGGCTCCAAAACCAGCTGCAAGCGCAACAATCACGGCAATCGCGGTCAGTGAGACAGGTTCCATACGCACCTCAATCATCCTGGCGTGAGTGCAAGCAGTCGCGGCCAGATGGTTTCATCACTACGCAGTGCAAGGCTCACTGCATCGTTGGATGAAACGTCAAGCGCAGTGCTTAGCGCAAGCCTGGAACGCTCGCCCCACAGGCCGTCAATCTCACCAAGGTCATAGCCAGCACGTGCAAGGAGTGCCTGTGTGATGCTCGCCCAGCTGGTTCCGTTGCCAGCGTGCCCGACCAAAAGCGCGCCCGCGAATGCAGCCTGAGCGTAGCCCAGCCGTGCCAGCACGCCTTTCAGTTCGCCCCAGTAGTCAAGATGCCACGCTTCGCTTGCTCGTTCGTCCGGCGCGCGGATCACAGGCGCCCAGCCCAGCGGGCGCGCAAGATCCCACAGCCGGTCCAGCTGCCGGTCAGCAGGCACGCCGGGGAACCGCAGTGCGCTCAGGTCAACGTCGATGGCGCGCCCTGCGTTGTGCATTGACCGGCCCGGCACTGCAACGAATGCAGGCTTCATGGTTGCGCTGTCGAAGCCGGGTGAACCGGGTGCCGGCTTGCCAGCGGCAACCCACCGATCGTAGCGAATACGCGCTTTCTGCTGCGTGGCCACGTCGCGGTGCAGCTCGGTTACGCGAAAGTCGCCGCCAGCAGCCAGCACTACGTCGTTCAGCGCCAGTAGAGCAGAAGCAGTGTCCGGTGTGGCGAAGCCAGCGTGTCCAAGCTGGGCAAGAGGACGGAGATTGGCACGTTGACCGCCTGTTCCGCCAGATCGGCCATAGCTGGACAGAATAGACGCATCCACACGTACAAGCGTCAAAGGCGTAGTCAAGAAGCCTCCGCACCTGGGTCAGCTGAGGGAAGTGGAGCCTGCGGAGGTGGCACAGCGCGTGTTCCAAAGTAGTAGCTGAACACCATCAGGCACGTGTCCTTGACGAAGGCAAGGATGCTTGTGTGATCGTTGTCTGCAAGCAGGCTCGTGTCTGGACCAGCAACCAGCAGGTCCGCAATGAACGCGCCCACCACAAGGGCGACCATCGTTGTTACGAACTGCGTCAGCGCAGCGTGTTCATCACGGCTGCGCTGGTAGATGCGAGCTACCGACCACAGCACACCGCCGATGATGGCAATGCAAAGGGTGATGGCGAGCAGGGTGCCGCCCTCGGAGTCATACAGGCTTGGATAAGCACGTGCAGCCGCAGTAGGTTGAGGAATGGCGACAGTCGGCTCTACGTGCGCAGGATGCGGCACAACGTCCGCTTCCATGTTCCATGCTGGTGCTGCTAACGACTGGCTCACTTGCTCGTCGCCCGGCCGAACCGTTGTTGTAGTAGATAGAGTGCTTTCACGTGTGCGCTGCCGATGTCAGCGACGACGTTCTGAGTAGATGCCGGTGCAGGTCCTTCCGCACATGCCGTGTTTGCTTCCTCGGCCGCTGCGACCACAAGTTGAGCGATGATCGTGGGCGAAGATCCTGACAGCATCGCCTCCACAACGGGGACGGCAGCCTTCCATGCTGCAATCGGATCAAGCTTGTCAGACCCGTAGTGTCCGGCCACAAGCTCTGCGACCTGATCAATCTCACCAACACGTGCTTCATACAGCTCCGCAAACAGCTGATGATCACCATAAAAGGAGGGACCACGTGCCTGCCAGTGAAGCGTCCAGTAGAGGTGATGCGCGGCGCGAAGGTAAGCCCACAAGTTGAGCAGTGCGGCGAGTGGTTCCATGTTTCCAGCCTCCGGGGTGATGGTATCCCGACAAGTCGTTGCTTGTTGAGGTGTATGAAGGTGTGGAGGCAGTGTAAGGGGCAAAAACTCACAAAAAGAAGTCCCGCACGGCCTTTCTTGCGCCGTGCGGGTTGAGGTTTGCGCCTTGGATGCTACGGAATGGCGCCGGCGACTTCCTTGCCGTCGTTGCGCCCCGCTGCGTCGTCGAGGTCAACGATATGGTCTGCGATCTTGCGCACCGCAGCGCCAAGGCTCCCGCCACCGACAGTCAGGCCGAAAACACGCAGCCCGTCGTGTTTCGCTTGCTGCAGCCGCTGCAAAATGTCAACCGGCGCCTCGGCATGGCCGTCGGTGACCAGCACGAGGTCGGCACGCTCGCGGGTCACGCCGTCCTCAAGATCCAGTGCGGCCTGCAGGGGTGGCGCGAACTGCGTGCCGCCATCGGGGCGGCTGCTGGCCACGTGCAGGGCGAGATCCGCACAAGCGCCCATTGCAGTCGCGTTGGCGACGTTGCTGGTGTCGTGACGCCACGCCTTGCCGTGAGTGTCAAGGCGGACGATGTAGCGAACCGACCCATTGAATCCAATGACCGTGCAGGCGCGGCGCTCGCGGGCTGCGGTGCCGATACAGGCGAGCGCGACGGCCGCAGCCCACAGGTTACGATCCCCTTCCATGCTGCCGGACTCGTCAAGCAGAACGATGATGGGACCGCGACCTTTGGGGATATTGCCGACCACGTGATACTGCTGCAGGCGGCGATCGGCCAGCTTGGCAAGCTGCACGCGACGCAGGCGAGCGTGACGCAAAAGGCCGAGCTCAGTGGGCAGGGCGCGCGGAAGGTCGCCGCCGATGGTCGTGCCGACCAGCGTGTCCGCGCCCAGCTCGTCGCGCACCTTGCGCCCGTCGCTGGCAAGGCGGCGCAGGCGGCCCGCCAGCTTCATCACCCGACGCAGGCGCGCGTCGGAGCTGACACGCTCCGCAAGCTTGATGCGGCCGTCGTCATGTTGCGCATGTTGAGCGGGAGCTTCGCCAAGGCCGGGGGCCAGCCCTTCCATGCCTTCCGCCGCCTCGGCGGCAGCCTGCGCTGCGTCATTGCAGGCCGTGCGCAACATGCGACGAAGCACGCCGTCAGCGTCGGCGGCCGGGCCGCGAACAGGTGCACCGCTGGCTTCCTGCTGGGCCTTTTTCCGTTCCTCACTTGCCATTTTGGGCAGCGCAGCCGCAACAGAGGAAAGAAGGCGAGCCGTGGCGATAGCGGCGAGGTCAGGATCGCCGGCAACCTGCCCCTGCAGCTGAGCATACTCGGGCAGCTGCTGCAGCTGCCCGTGGACGCGGGTGACCAGCTCAGTGTCGGGCGCGGGCTTGTCGAGAACGGTCGCCTCGCTCTCGTCGTAAAGGCCGGCGAACACCTCGCGAGCCGTTGCAGTGGCGAGATCGTCAAGGCGACGATCCTCAACGTCGGAGCCGCCGCCCTGCGCCTTGTATGCGAAGCTGAGCTCACGACGAGCCGATGACAGACTTGCGCTGGCGGACGCGCGGCTGGTGAACAGGTAGTCGGCCCAGCGCGAGACATCGCGCGTGGCATTGACGTGTTTCGTGGTGGTGAAGTTGGCCATTGTGCCCCCCTTGCGGTGCAAGGTACACCTAACATGCGCCCGGTTAGCAGTGCAAGCTGTGCCAGCAAGGTTTTTTGGACGAAAACACCCCCGCAGGGTGATGCGGGGGTGCAGACAGAGCGGTGCGGAGGACTACACGTTGCCCAGCCCGCTGGCAGACATGAAGCGACGCGCCAGCCCCTTGCGCAGCTCGACGACGGACAGGTGTGCGTTGAGAACGTCGGTGTCGTCAAGACCCATGTTGACCAGCTCCGCCTCAACGGCCTTGATGCGCTGCAGGGCGCGAGCACCGTCGCTGCTGACGTCCTTGACCGCGTCGTAGATCTCGCGCGCGCTGTCGGACAGTTTCATTGCGGCCGCGAGCTTTGGGGCGGCGACCGACAGCACCGTGGCGAGCACGGCGGGGCGCTGATCGTGACGGTGCCACACGCTGTCCGCGAGCACGAGCAAGTCGCGCGCGGTGACGGTGACGCGCCCGTCCAGAACGGCGCTGGCCTGCAGCAGCCGCACCATTCCGCGCAGGCGACGGTCGCTCACCACCACGCCGTTGTCCTGAGCCAGCTTGTCCGCGACGTCACACAGCAGGACAAGAACGCTCTGAGGCACCACCACGTCACGAACGGCCTGCTGCAGCACCTGCACCGCGTCGGGCGCCAGCTTGGCCGTCACCACCTGCGCGGGGTCGGCGGCGGTCAGCAGCGCGAGCCGCCCGGCGCGGGTGGGCACGTACTGCGTCCAGTAGCGCAGGGTGAAGCGGTCGTAGAGCGCCTCCAAGCTGGCGTCCTCGGGGTACTCGTTGCTGGCGCCGACGCACAGCTCCAGAGGCAGCTGCATCCGGGTGGTGCCGTTGTCGAACTGGCGCTCGTTCAGCACGGTGAGCAGGCTGTTGAGGATCGCACTGTTGGCCTTGAACACCTCGTCGCAGAACGCCACGGTGGCAGTCGGCAGGTAGCCCTGCACAGCGCGCTCGTAGCGGCCCGCGTCGAGGGCGCTGAGGTCATACGGGCCGAACAGCTCCTCGGGCGCGGTGAAGGCGGTCAGCAGGCGCTGGAAGTAGTCGCCGCCCAGGGCGCTGGCGAACACCTGCGTCACCAGGGACTTGGCGGTTCCGGGAGGCCCCAGCAGCAGAACGTGCGTGCGGGCCAGCAGCGCGAGCAGCAGCCCGTCAATCTCGGCGTCGCGGGCGACGAACGCGTTTTTCATCTGGACGCGAAGGGTGGTGAGGTCGGCGTGCGCGTTGTGAATGGTGGTGGTGGTCACCTTTGCTCTCCTTGGGCGTTGCCCGTTGCACTGTAAGCGTAACATGTGCGCGGTTACCGTTGCAAGGGTTGCGCGCAGCCTAACTTGCAAAAAAGTTTGGTTCATCAAGGGAAGATGCGCCAACGTGCTGCACGTAAAAAAGGAAAGGTCCGCGCGCCAGCAGGCGACGCGGACCGTAGGGATGCGAAGCTACCGCGAGGCTTCCATTGCGGAAGCGATCGCCTCCACCAGCGCCTCGCGCTCAGCGGGCTGCTCGCCGTTGCCGAGCGCGTCCCACAGCGTATTGAGCTGATCGTCGTTCATGGCGCGCAGGGCGGCGCGACGCGCCTGCTGCGGGGTGACGGGCGCAGGCGCAGGCGCTTCCTTGCGCGGGGCGGGCGCAGTGTCGTTGATGATGGCCTCGGCCATGTTCTTCATGTCCAGAACCTCGGCCTCGATGTCCTCGATGCTGATGGCCAGGGCTTCGCGGTAAAGCGCGGCCCGCTCGGAGATGCTGGCGAACCGGGCCATGACCGTTTCGACCGTGTCGCACCGGACGCGCTTGGCCATGCTCTTCCACCCGTTGATCTGTTCCTGCAGTTCCTGCAAGTCGTTGCGGAGCTCGGCCCGGCTGGCGTCGGCCAGCGGCGCCTCCCAGCCCTGATTGGGGGTGACGACGGCAACGCGGAGCTTGAACGTTTCGAGATCGGCGAGGGCCGCAGCGACACGCTCGATGGGCGCCGCAGTCGCGTGCGGAACGACGTACATGCCGCGCTTGAGAGTGAATGCCTTGGATTCTTCGATGGCCGGCATGACGAGGTGTTCGCGCACCTTGTTGCCGTCGTAGAAGGACATCAGTTCCGCCGCCTCATTGCGCAACGTGGCGGCTTCCGCGGTCAACCCAACGCTGAGCCAAACCCGGCCGATTTTGTCCCACACCAGCTCGTCGGTGGGCAGCTTGGCCACGCGCTCGCGGGCCTGCTGGGTGAGGGTGAGCAGGTTGATGACCATCGCGGTGTGGTCCTCGTGCGCGACCGCCGCCTCCATCACGACCCGCCCCGCGTTGTGGATGCGGAAGGAACGGACGGCCTGCCGCACCGCGTCGGTCGGCTCAATGTCGCTGACGGTGGAGGGGTCGAAGCCAGCAGCCGCAACCCGGCTGCGCAGGTCGGAGGGAGTGATCTGGACGTTGTGGAAGTCCCACCACACCAGGGAGGCGAGGCCGGACGTAACGGTGGAGATGTCGGTGTTAGCGTGAAGCATGATGACTTTCCTGCTGTTGTGGGTTAGAGGCCGAGGATGGCCGGGATGGCAAGGGTTGCGAGCAGCACGGCGAGGTTGTGGAGGACGAGGGTGACGTCGATGCGGTTGTTCATGTCAGAGGCCGAGGAAGAAAAGGGAAACGGCGAGCAGCTGGTTGAGGACGAGGGCGATGTCAAGTGCGTTGTTCATTGCAGTACCTGTAGCGGAATGGGTTGCTTAGCGGAGCACCGTGCCCCGTTGCTTACAGCGTAACCGGGCACATGTTAGGGGCGCAACCTGTAGCCGCACACTTTTACTGTATTTTCCTAAAACATGCGCCGGGCCGCCCTTGTTGCGGCGAGAGCAAGTGTAGGACCGGCCCGCAACAGGCGAAGCACACCCCCTCACCGGCCCGGCCGGGTAGGGTGCAAGGGGTGCACGGTGCAAGGGGTGCACGGTGCCGGGTAGGGTGCACGGTGCAAGGGGTGCACGGTGCCGGGTAGGGTGCACGGTGCCGGGTAGGGTGCGCGGCGCAGCCCCTCGCTGATGCCGGCGCCGGATGCCGCACGATCCGCATGAGCACACCCCGCGCATCGGAGATGGCGAACAGCGCATCGGAGGAAGTAAGGCGCGTCGGGTCCCCTTACAGTCGATGCCCCCCCGGCGCCTCCGTTGTCCCCGGTGCCGCACGCGCCCACCGTGCCCACCGTGCACCGTGTCCACCTTGCACCGTGCTGATCATACACCGTGTCCAGCTTGCACCGTGTCCACCGTGCACCGTGTCTCCGGTGCCGCACGTGCCCAGCTTGCACCGTGCCCACCGTCCACACCGTCTACACCGCGTCCATCCTGTCCCGTGTCCATCCTGCCCCGTGTCCATCGTGCTGCACGTGCTGACCGTGCGCACCGTGCACCGTGTCCATCCTGCCCCGTGTCCGCCATCCACACCGCGTCGATCGTGCGCCTTGCACCGTGTCCATCGTGCATGCACCGTGTCCAGCTTGGACCGTGTCCACCGTGGCCCGTGCACCGTGTCCAGCTTGCACCGTGTCCATCGTGCATGCAGCGTGTCCAGCTTGCACCGTGTCTCCGGTGCCTCCGGTGCCGCACGTCCCCACCCTGCATCAGCCCGTGTCCACCGTCTACACCGCGTCCATCCTGCCCCTTGTCCATCCTGCCCCTTGTCCATCCTGCCCCGTGTCCATCGTGTATCGGCCGGTCCACACGGTCCTCACCATCCTGCCCCGTGTCCACCGTCCACACCGTACACCGCGTCCACCGTGCACCGCGTCCACCGTGTCCATCCCGCACCGCGTCCATCGTGTCTGCCGTCCACACCGCGTCCATCGTGCCACGTGTCCATCGTGCATCAGCCGGTCCACACGGTCCTCACCGTCCTCACCATCTCCATCCTGCCCCGTGTCCATCGTCCGCACCGTACCCCGTGTCCACCGTACCCCGTGTCCACCGTACCCCGTGTCCACCGTACCCCGTGTCCACACCGCGTCCATCCCGCACCGTGTCCATCCCGCACCGTGCCCCGTGCCCCGTGTCCATCGTCCGCACTGTGCCCCGTACCCCGTGTCCACTGTGCCCCGTGCTCCGTCCCCATCGTGCCCACCGTGTCTCGTGCTCACCGCGTCCATCGTGTCTGCCCTCCACACCGCGTCCATCCAGCACCGCGTCCACCGTACCCCGTGTCCACTGTGCCCCGTGTCCACCGTCCACCCCGCGCGCACTGCGTCCATCGCGTCTCACATGTTGACCGTGCCCCTGGCGCCCACCGTGTCCCCGGTGCCCACCGTCCGCACCTTGCACCGCGTCCATCCTGCCCACCGTCCGCACCGCGTCCATCGTGCACCGTGTCCCCGGTGCGCACCGTGCCCACCGTCCGCACCTTGCACCGCGTCCACCGTGTCTCGTGTCCACCGTGCCCACCGTGTCCATCGTGCATCGTGTCCACCGTCTGCACCTTGCACCGTGCCCACCGTGCCCACCGTCTGCACCTTGCACCGTGTCCCGTGCCCACCGTGCCCACCGTGCCCACCGTGTCCCCGGTGCCTCCGTTGTCCCCGGTGCCCACCGTGTCCATCCTGCCCACCGTCCGCGTCGTGTCCACCGTCCGCACCGCGTCCATCGCGTCCGCCGTCTGCACCTTGCACCGTGTCCCCGGTGCTCACCGTGCCCACCGTCTGCACCGTGTCCATCCTGCCCACCGTCTGCACCGTGTCCGCCGTGCCCACCGTGTCCCCGGTGTCCACCGTGTCCATCGTGCACCGCGTCCACCGTCCACCGTGCACCGTGCACCGTGTCCGCCGTGCACCGTGCCCACCGTGTCTCGTGTCCCGTGCCCACCGTGCACCGTGTCCACCCTGCACCAGCCCGTGTCTCGTGCTCCGTGTTCACCGTGTCCACCCTGCACCAGCCCGTCTCCAACGTCCGCACCGTGCTCACCGCGTCCACCGTGCCGCACGTGCTGACCGTGCCCCTCCCGGTGCCGCACGTGCTGACGGTGCCTCTCGTGCTCCCGTCCGCACCGTCCGCACCGTCCGCACCGTGCCCAGCTTGCACCACCCCCCGTAGCCCGTGCGGCAAGGGTTGCTCCCTGGTATGCACCCCCCGTGCAGCCCGTAGCAGGCACAACGGGCAGCCTGCCCGGTACACGGTAGGGGTGGGCGCCCGCACGCCACAGGCTGCCCGTTGTGCCTGTGGCGGCCCTTGCCGCACGTGGCCCCGCCAGCGTGCGCCCCGCACCGCGCCAGCCCGCGCACCGTGCCGCACGTGCCCCCCGTGCCCCCCCCGTGCCGCACGTGCCGCACGTGCCGCACGTGGCCCCCGCGCACCGGCACCGCGCACCGTGCCCACCCCGCGCACCGTGCCCACCCCGCCCCGGTGCCCCGGCGCGCAGCAGGGGGTGGGCGCGCCCACCGTGCCCCGCGCCCCGCGCCCCCCGCAGGCGCCCCGGCCCGTGCACCCCCCGTGCACCCCCCGTGCACCGGCCCCGCGCAGCCCGGCCGGGCAGGGCCAAAAGGCGCGGCCCGCCGCGCAGCCGGGCAGGCAGCGGGCGGGCAGGTGGGCGGGCAGGTGGGGGTGGGCTGGGGGGCGCTACGTGCCGCCCCCCACCCGTGCAGCGGCTACGCAGCCACGCGCACCAGGGTGATAGCCACACCGCGCTTGAACGCAGCAACCTTGTAGCCGCACTGCAGGGCAGCCACGTTGCGGACCCCGTCGGCCTGGGTAAAGGCGGGGGTGTTTTTCAGCCACGTGGCAGCAATGTTGTGGGCCGCCAGCAGCGCTGCGTCGAGAACGACAGTGTCACCCCCCCCCGCCGCCGCAATAAGGGCGGCCAGCTGGCCCACCGTGCCGGCGCCGGGGTTGCGCGCCCACCGGGCCGCCTTGGGGGCGGCCGGGGCGGCCGGGGCGGCCGTGGCGGCGGCGACGGAATTTTCCACCTGCGCCAGCAGCGCCCAGGCGGCCGTGGCGGCGGACCAGTCGGCGGCCGTGGCCCACCCGCCCTGCTCGACCGGGGTGGTGGTGGCGGGGGTGGTGGCGGGGGTGGTGGCGGCCGGGGGGGTGTCCAGCTGGGCCAGGGCCGAGAACAGGCTGTCCACCGGGGCCGGGGCCGCCACAGGGGCCGGGGCCGGGGTGGCGGCAACCGGGGCCGGGGCCGGGGTGGCGGCGGCGGCGCGGGCGGCCTTGGCCTTGGTGGCGGCCGGGGTGGTGGTGCCCTTGCCCTTGCCCTTGCCCTTGCCCGTGGCGGCGGCGGCGGGGGTGGTGGTGGTGGTGGCGACGGGGGTGGTGGTGGTGGTGGCCATTGTGGTTGTACCCTGCTGCTGCTGCTGTGGTGGTGGGGGTTGCCCCCCTATGCCGGCCGGCCCGGTGCCTGCCCTGCATGCCAGCAGCGTAACAAGGGGGCGGTTAGGCTGTAAAGCAAACAGCCTGGAAAAAACTTAAAAATTCTCAACAACGGCCTGTGGGTTGGCGTTTTGCAGCACCCCCTTGCAGCGTGCCGCAGGCCGCGCAGCGCCCCTGTGGCGGCTGTAGGGGTGGCGCGGGGGTGGTGCCGGGGTGGTGCCGCCCGCCCCGCCCCCACCCCCCACCCCCCTGCCCCCTGCCCCCCCCCGCAGGCGGGGCGGCCCACCCCGCCCCCCCGGCCC